TCGCCGGCGCCGTCGTCGGCCAGGCGCTGCGCCAGCGCCAGGGACTGCTCCCGGATCCGCTGCGCCTCCGCGTTGCGCTTGCGCTGATCCTCGGTGGTCAGATCTTCGACCTCCGTCTCGCCACCGATCGGCTCCACGCCGGCGGCATCCGAGCCCCACCGCGCGTTCGGATCGTAAGCCTGGTCCTCGTCGTCGTCCTGCTTCGGGTCAGGCATCTTCTTTCGTCCCCATGTAGGTCACATGCACCAGGTGCTGCGCCTTGCCGCTGGCCGTCACCTTCTGCTCGACCTTTTCGATCTTAAAGACCGAATTCGCCTGTAGCATGATTTCGCGCTCCCAGTCTTGCTTGCCCATGACCAGGCCGCGCGTGCCGGCAGGGATCGTCATCTTCAGCATGACGTCCTCGCCGAAGTCGCGGGCCTTCGACTCGCTGCGGGAAATGCTCGCGAAATTCATGTGCACGAAGGCGCGCCCCACCGACTTGGCCGGGTCGTCGAAGCCCGACAGATCCTTCAGGCTGCAGCGCATGCCGCGGAATGCGGGTGTATCGGCGGGGATGACGGATTCCTCGATCGCCTTCTTGATCCGCTGGATGCGCTCCTTCGTCTTGCCAGAGCCCTCGCCGCCGGCCAGCAGCGCGCCGTTGATCGCGCCATAGCCGGTGCCCTGGTAGGACGCCACGGCTTCCTTCGTGGCAGCGTCCAGCTTGCCGAAGCTGTGCGCGGAATAGTCCCGCATCGCCTTGTCCACCGCCTGGGTCATGCCGTCGCCGCGATTGGCGCCGTAGGCGGCCGTGACCGTGGCGTAGGCGTCCTTCGGAATGCGGTCGGTGTCGATCACGTTCCGCGCTTTGATCTTGCCGCTGGCGCCTTCAAACTTGGCGACCGTCTCGATATAGACGGCGGGCGAGTCCTCCAATGCATGGAAGATCTCGCTCTGCAGCTTCTTGCCGGGCCCCTTCGGCAGGCTCGACGACAGCGGCGCGTTCGACGGATGGCCCGCGGTGGTGGGCGTGATGCCGGCGGCCTGCTGCGCCTTGGCCAGGAACTCGTTCGCCGACTTCTGGCCCATCCCGACCGGGTTGGGAATCGGCGTGATCTGCGACAGCGCCTGCGCCTGCTCGTCGCCGGTGGACATGCTCAGCGCCTTGTCGAGCGCCTGCTCCATGGCATCCACCGGCGGCTTGTTGACCGGCAGGATCCCCTTCCACTTCGCCTTGAGGTCAGCGAGCTCGGTCTGCAACGCCGAGGTCTGCGCGAGCGGCTTCGGGACGACGGGGGGCGCTGGCGCCACGTTGCCACCGACCTTTCCGCCCAGCGACGTGATCAGGTCAGCGGCATATTTCTGGTTGCTCGCGCTCGCCAAGCCAGCGTGCAGGAGTTGGAGGTTCTCGATCTTCTGCTCAGTCGTGAGCGTCGGGTCCGTGGCAGTCGCGTGCATCTTCTTCTGCACTCCGCTGCTCGACGTGTTCGGCAGCGGGATGGACGTCTCGCCGAAAGTGCCGGGGGGGTTCTGTGCTTTGTGCGCTGCGACCACACCGGCCAACACCGGATGATCCTCGACCATCTGGCCGATCAGCAGCGCCTGGTACTCCTTGTCCTCGTCCTCCAGTCCGACCAGGCTCATGATCTCGTTCAGCTTCGCGGCTGGCGTCAGCTTGCCATCCATGAACGCGTCGAACATCTCCTGCTGGTCATCACCGATGGGCGGGGGCACGTACTGCTTGCTGCTGGCAGGGGGAGATACCGTGGTCAGTTCCGGGTCGGGCGCGTTGCCGCCGCTGACTGCGTTCATCAGTGCCAGCGCGTAGTCTTTGTTCGACGTGCCCTTCGCGTGCTTCCACTCCTCCTTCAGCTGCTCCATCTTGCCTTCCAGAGACACGTTCGGGTCGGACGCGATCTGGTGCATGGTCTGCTGGTGTGGGGATTCGCCAGGCTCAGGGAGATCTGCTCCACTCGCCTTCGGCTTGCTGGCCAGCTTTTTCGACGTCTCCGCGATCGTCGCCTTCATCTCCTTGGCTTGCGCCGCAGTGACGTGGCCCTTGCCCTCCGCATAGTTGACGCCTGCCAGGTAGTCCTGGAGCTCGTCCTCCGTCTCCGACTTGGCAATCTCGTCCTGCCAGGTCTTGAACGCCTTCTCGTTCATGCCTTTGGCCTCTGCCGCGCCGTCCTCGGGGTTGGCTTCCTCCTTCGGCTTCGCCGGCGCGTCGCCGCCCTTCTTTGCCTTCGGCGGCTCGGGCACGTCGATGCCCTTCTTCTTCATCGTCGCTGCCACGGCGCTGACGTAGTTGTTCAGGCTGGGCGACATTTCGAAGTTGGCCTTCGTGGTCTCCCAGATCTCCTGCTTGGTGATGCCGCCGTTGAGCAGCATGTGCTGCATCATGCCGTTCGGCGTGGCCTTCTTGCCGGCCTTGGCCTGCTGCGCCAGGTATTCCGCTGCGCTGGCAGCCGCGGCGCCCTCGCCTTCGATGAACTTCCCATCCGGGCCCCGCGGGTGCTTCGACTCGTCCCACTGCTTGTCGGCGCGGCGCACCACCAGCGGCGCTGGCATCCGCTCGGATGTCCAGTAGTCGATCCGCTCTGCCATGCTGTCGACGCCACGCGCCAGGTGCGCCAGCTTGACCGGGTCCAGCTTCATCGTCCCTGCACCTTTGCCCGCGCCGCCTCCATGGCCTCGCGCCCCTTCTGCGTGACCATGTCGTCGGGCAGTTTCTTCACCGAGTAGAGGTAGCTGCCAAAGCACCGGCAGAAGGGTTCCTCGGCCGGCTGGGTGATCTCGTCCAGGTAGCCGGCCGGCCCAGGCTTCACGAAGCCCTTCTCATGCGCCCAGGATCCGCGGATCAGGTAGACCTTCTCGTCCCGCTCTTTGTGATCCTTGCGGTAGTCGTAGTTGATCTCGCGCCAGTGCGAGTGCCACCGCATGGCGATCGCGCCACCATCCTTGGCGATCACATCGTTGATGCTGGCGGTCAGCTTGTGGCCCTGGTCGATGATGACGCGCCGCTCCTCGAAGGGAAGCTGCTTCAGCGCCTTGCCGACGTCGTACTTCGTCTCGCGCCGGTCGGTGACCCGGCTGCCGCCGGCTGGCACCGACGTGGCCCATCCCTGGAACCGCTGCAGCGTCTTGGCGATCGACTGCTCCCGGTTCAGCTTGATGAGGTCGGCACTGGTCATGATCCGACGCTCGAGCTCCGCGCGCAGCTTCGGCTTCACCTCGCGCAGCGTGAACGCCGACACGCCCGGGTGCATGCGCGCGACGCGACCGCCCTCCACCAGGCGCGAGTACAGCCCCTTCATCGTCTCGCGTAGCAGCCGGTCCAGGGTATCGACCGGCGTCATGGTGCGCTTGGCCGCCGCCTCGATCTTGGCCATCCACTCGTCGACGCGACGCTGGCTGTCGAAGCCGTGCGCCGTGATGTCGGCGACCGCTTCGGTGATCACCTCGTAGAGGGTCTTCGGCTTGGCCACGGTGCTATGCCGCGGCGCGCTCGGGCGGCTGCGGCGCGCCCTGGGCGGCTTCCGGGAGAGGCGGGGCATCCGGCGCAGCGGCTCCGTCCTCGCCGCCCAGCGCCGCCTGGGTGCCGTCGTCGGGGCCCTCTGCGCCCGGGGCGCCGGGCATGCCGCCGCCTTCCTGCTGCTGCTTGGCGGCTTCCGCCTGCTCCTTCGCGTGATCGCGGATGGCCTCGTAGTCGAGTTCCAGCGGCTCCGTGAACATCTCGCGCAGCGTGTTGAAGTTGGCGGCAGCCCACTCGATCAGACGCGCCTGGTTGTCGGGATCCAGTGTCTGCATCAGCGTGGTCAGCAGGTCGATGATCGCCTTCAGCTTCGTCTCGGCGACCTTCACCTTCTCCGATTCCGGCTCCTCGACCAGGCTCGGCCACGTGGCGGTGAAGCTGTTCTGCCAGCGCGTGAACGCCTGCTCGTAGCTCATCCGACCATATTCCTCGGGGAACTTGGCCTGCACGGCAGCGAAGAAGTCCCGGTTCCATGCGCGGTGCTGCACCACCCGATCCATGAACGCGTAGAGGGGCGCCATGGCCTCGCGCACCGACTTCACGTAGCGCACGATCTTGGCCGCATCCTCGGTGCCCTCGCCGAAGCCCTCCGCGAAGGTTTCCTCGTTCAGCAGCTTGGCCGGCATGTCTGCGGCGAGCGCGATGTTGGTGATGATGTTGTCGCGGGCGAATTTCCCGGCGCCATCGATGTTCTGCAGGTTCAGGCTCTCGATCGACTCGTCGGGGGTGATGCCCAGGACGTTGTCCGTCTCGCCGTCCTTCAGCATCTGCCGCTTGATGGCGAACATCCGCTGCATGATGCGGTCGACGACTGAGCCGGCCGGCTTCATCTTGGCGATCAGCAGCCCCGCCTTCCTGGCCACCATGTCGTCGGTCACCATCGTGCTGATGAACGACTTCAGGGGGTAGAGCGCGCGCTGGAACACGCTGCGGCCGACGTACCCGAACGCCGACCCGGTATACGCGATGTAGATCGGCCGCTCGTTCATCACCACGACCACGCGGCTGCGGTGCCACGCCTGGCCAGCGACGGCCACGCTGCTGACCTTCTGGAAGTCGGGCGACATGGGATCCTGGTTGAGCACCAGGCTGCCGGCGGTGTTCAGCGGGTCGAAGGTGGAGATAAAGATCTCCTGCCGCGCCAACGTGGCGAAGTCGATCGGCTCGTTCACCGGCACACCGACCGCGCCCAGAGCCAGCGTCCCGATGCCATAGGTGCGCGCCAGGCTCATGGCGGTGGCGATGTGCTGGTCGGCGCGCAGGTTATCCCACTCCCGCAGGAACTGATCGCGCACCATGTCCTCGGGGCCGTCAGGGATCGACAGCGTGCGCGGCTGCGACTGCGCCAGGCTGATCGGGGTGTCCACCATCTTTCCGCCCATCGGGTGGTAGAGGTAGATCGTCTTGCAGACCTGGTAGCTGGCATCCGCACCGGGCACGATGTCGTCCGCCATCAGCAGCTGCTGCAGCTGCGTGCCCAGCGACGCGCCAGCGATCGCGACCGAACCCGACATGGCGCGTCAGTCCTGCAGGGGGTTGTCGTGCCGGCGGCCGAGCGGCGTGCGCAGCATCTCGAGGTGGCGCGCCGCGGCATCCCTGGCCACGGCACTTGGGCCGACCAGCGCAGCGATCGCGGCGGCTTCTTCGGTGGTCAGCACCACGCTGGTGCCATCCGCCCGGTTGAGGTGGATGCGGTTTTCGTGGCGGAAGGCAGTGGGCTGAGCCATGGAGCGGTCCTCCGGGTGGCGGGATGCGGGACGGCGTGGCGTCCTTCAATCCCACGGAACCGCCCGCGCTGTCACGCATCGCGCAACGACGACATGCGCGCCTTCCCCGCCAGCGCGTCGGCGGGGGGGGAGACCTCACGCTGTCGGGGTTGGGCGCGCAGGATGGGATGCGGACCACCGCGCTGCGCGACATGCGTAGCACGACGGTGCCGTTGCGCAACAGAGGGGCTGGCAGACGAGATCACCAGAAGCCGCCCACGGTGCTTCCGATCCACTCCACCCGCTGCGCGTGGGGATGCTCGGCTGCCACTTGCGAGAGCCCGATGCACCGCTCCACCACCGTCGATCCGTCGCCATAGGTGACCAGGTAGATGCGCAGCGGGATCTGCGTGACGCCGCGGTTCTGCCTGCGCTTCTGCACATATGCCGGCTGCCGCGGCGGCGTGCCTTCGGCGTCAGAAGCCATCGCTGTTCCCGAGCGCCACGATCTGCGCATAGGTGAAGGTGTCCAGCAGATCGTCGGCGCGCGTGGCCGCCTTCTTGTCGCCCACCCGGTAGGACAGCACCTGCGCCAGCATGTGGTTGCGCGTCTGCCCCTTGAACTCCGTCACCTTCTCGTACGCGTGCCGGCTGAATTTCACCATCCCCTGATGGACGTAGCCGCTGACGTTGATGGCGCGCGCGTCTTTCCCGAGTGCCGTGATGGCGCCCTCGATCGGGATGGCGTTCCAACCGCGGCGCTGCGCCTGCTGCAGGAGGATGGTGCCGCTGGCCTTGTCCTCGATCCACACCGGCGGCGTGCCCTGGCCGGGCTGCGCCATGCGCGCGCGGCACGCGATCGCCAATTCCTCCGCGCGCTTGAAGACCGAGGGCAGCCAGGTTTCCAGCAGCGCGCCCTCGATCTGGACGATATCCCAATCCAGCAGCACCAGCGGGTGGCCGTGAAATCGGGTGCGAGCCCAATAGCTGACCGCGGTGCCGTCGTGCTCCTTGCCGTCTTTCGTGGCCGTGTCGATCACCGCGAACACCAGGTCGCAGTTGGCGGGCCAGTCGACGGGCGCGCCGTGCACCAGCAGCTTCTGCTCGTCGAAGAAGGCCTGGCCCGACCAGTCGACGAATTCGGCCAGGTATTCCTGGCGCCACACCAGCGGATGGCTCTTGCGCTCGAGGTCGATGAGCTCCTGCCGCGGCAGGAGCGGGTTGGACCGGCTGGGCGCGTGGAAGTCGCGGAAGCCGTATTTCTTCGGCTGGGTGCAGATCTGGTAGAGGAAGTTTTCGGGATCCGCGCCGGCGGTGTTGGACAGCGCCACCGCCGCGCCGCGCAGGTCGACCAGGGTCGGCCGGATGGCCTTCTCCCACACGTCGATCATGTTCGGCTTCGTGTACGCAGCCTCGTCGATGATCGCCAGCTTGTATTTGCGGGAGCGGCCGGCGCGCGGGTTGTCCAGCGACCAGAAGTCGATGCGGCCGCCGCCGATGGTGCGGATGACCTTTTCCTGCGCGTTGGCCCGGGTGACGATCGGGTCCAGGATCTCGCGCATCTCCTGGTACGTCTCGGTGATGATCTTGTAGTCGGGCGCGAAGAAGCCGACCGGCCACCGCTTCGTGGCGCCGTCGCACGCCAGCGTCGTGCCATAGGTGGTCTTGCCCCACCGGCGACCGCAGCGCAGCGCCATGAACCGCCACGGCTGGTTGAATGCCTGGACCTGGCCAGCGTGCAGTGTGGGGAGGCGAACGGTCGGCATGGGCTACCTGGCAGCCGCGATTGCACAAGGCTTGCCCTGTGGATAATGTCCCGAAACGCTCCCCCGCAGGCGCGCGCGTGCGAGAGGCAGCACGGACGGTCGGTGGTACTGCGGGCTGCCGTCGCGCATCATGCATCCCCCGCGTTGCCGTCGTCCTCGATCGGGATCTCCTGCAGCTCGCGCTCGGGCAAGCCGCCCGTCACCACGATCTCCTTGTCGCCCGCCTCGTCGTCGCGGTTGCGCGGCCGCTCTGCCTCCAGCCACTCGGGGAAGCGCCGCAGCCAGATCTCCGCGGCGCGCACGCTGGCGCCATTCAGCCCCTTCGCAGTCGCCTTGGCGAACAGCGCCGCGCTCACCGCCGCGGTGGCCTCGATTCGCCCGTCGTCGATGTCCTGGCGGAAATGCCGCGTCAGCGTGTGCCGCTCGCACCCCACCAGACCCGCAATCTCCTCCACCGACACGCCCAGCGCCGACAGCTTCTTCACGAACGCCCGATCGCGATCCGTCACCTGGAATTTCGGCCGCCCGATGCGCCGCTTGATCTCGTCCGCATCCGCCAGCACGCCCGTGCGCGGCAGCGCAGCAGCCTTCTTCTCCCTGGCCTTCGCCTTGGCCTTCGCTGCTCGACCGCGTCGCGTCGTCGGTCGCTTCACGCCGCCTGCGGGCGTTTTCGGCATATCCGGTCCTCATTCTGCCACGCTCGATGCGAAAGCGGGTCGGAAGTCTGTAGCGCGCGCCTTGAGCATTCGTCCAGAAGCGCGCTCGCACGCGAGTCGGCACATTATGAGCGCGCGCCCCTCCATCTCCCCCATGACTTCGCGGTGGTTGGTTTTCTATCTCGCAGATGGGGTTGCGGGGGGTTTTTTCTTGCGGGTGCTACGTGCTGCGCGCGATGCGGGGGGAACGACTGGTGCGCCACTATGGTGGCGGGGCTGGCGCGACTACGGGGTGGTGCGAGCCTGGTGCGGGACGGTGCGAGGGGTGCGGGACAGCGCAGTTGACAAGGATTCCTTGCGTACTGGCGCTGTGTGCGGGGCTGCAGAAAGATGCGCGGAGTGCTTAAAAACCCCTCGACTTAGAGTCGCATCGAAGCGATGGTCGTTCTGCGGACGGCGATGGTGCCGACGCGGAAAAGGGGGTTCCCCACGATGGCGCAGGCACTCACGCACAGCGACGCGACGAAGGAGCAGATCGAGGCGACCACGCGGGTGGCGCGGCTGGTGGTGGCGCTGCAGTCGCGGATCACGGACCCGAGCGCGGTTCACCCCGAGGCGATGCTGGCGCGGATCGAGCAGGATCTGCGGACGACGATCCAGATGCTCGACCGGTAGCGCAGGCTGCCATTCCACGAACAGCCCCGACCGGGAAGCCGGCGGGGCTTAAGGGGTCAGGAGGCCGCGGCAATGGTGCCGAGGCTCACACAGGAGACGACGACGATGGCGAAACTCACGGACGCGCAGCTGGCCACTCTGACGCGGGGCGCGCAGCACCCGAACGGCTTCATCAGCCCCACGCCGAAGACCCCGGCGCCGATGGCGCTGCAGGCGGCGAAGAAGCTCGAGGCGCTCGGGCTGGTGGAGCAGGTGCCCTGCTTCCATGACGAGCCCTTCTACCTGATCGACGAGGACTCGGGCGACTTCGTTGGCTTCCGGGTGACGGCGGCCGGCTTCGAGGCGCTCGGAATCGACGGGGCCGAGTGGCCGGCGTACGCCATGCAGGACGCCGGGACGGATGCGCCGGCGCCGGTGGCTGACATACCGGATGAGCCCTACGAGCCGAACGGCAGCGTGGAATTCGGCGAGCCCGAGCCCGACGCCAGCGGCATCGAGGGCAGCGTGCCGGCTGGCGACGACGCGGCCGACGAGCCCCTGGTGAGCGCCGCGGACCTGGCGGCGAGCCTGGATGCTGCATCCACGGTGGTGGCGCTGGCACGGGGCTCCCTGCGCGACGCGGCTGCGGCTTTCCTGGCTGCCTGGTATGCCGGGCCGATGAATGCGAAGCCGAACAGCGACCTGGTGGCCAGGGTCGAGGCCCTGCGCGCGGCGATGCCGGCGGCCAAGGCGCCGAAGGCTCCGAAGGTCGCCGGCGAGCCCGGGGAGCCGCGCAGCGGCAGCAAGGCGGCTCTGGTGATCGGGCTGCTGCAGCGACCGGGCGGCGCCACTGCCGCGCAGATCGAGGAGGCCACTGGCTGGACGAACACCAGCACGCGCGGCTTCATCAGCAGCCTGAAGATCAAGCGCGGGCTGGCGGTGGAGACGGCGAAGATCGCCAAGGTGACGCACTACTGGATCGGAGCGGAGAACGCCCCGGAGGCGCCGATCGAGACCACGAAGCAGGCGCCCGGCGCGAAGGGGGGCGAGCAGCCGGCTTTCTGACCAGCGGGGCGGGGTGGCACGATGCCGCCCCGCTCTTCGTGCTCTTGAACCCCACGGAGGAACGACATGGCCGAGCGCCGCAAGACTGTCGCCGACGACACGGGCCCGATCACCTGGATCTTCACTGGGAAGTGTGCGCCGCTCGACAATTTCTACCACGCCCCCATCGACATGCCCGGCATCGGCCGGTGCGAGACGGTCGAGCACGCCTTCCAGGCGGCGAAGGCCAGCAACCGGAAGATGCGCGAGAGGATCCGCACGGCTGTGGGGCCCGGTGCCGCCAAGGCGCTGGGGCGCGACCGGACGCGCAACCGCTACCGGAAGGACTGGGAGCGCGTGCGCTACGGCGTGATGCGCACCGCGCTCGAGGTGAAGTTTGCCACCTATCCCGATCTGCTGGCGCTGCTGCGCTCGACGGGCCGGCGCGAGATCATCGAGGGCAACACCTGGGATGACCGGGTGTGGGGCGTGGTCGACGGCGAGGGCCAGAACTGGCTCGGGCGGATGCTCATGGACATCCGCGACAACGGTTTCCGCATCGTGCGGCCCCAGGACGTGCTGCCTGCGCCCAAGGCTCGGGACGCCCATTGGCCGCGGTGGCGCGACGGCATGATGACGAAGGTCGCCACAGGGGCGGCAGCGGATGCGCGGAGGTCAGCATGAGCCAGATGCACAAGGATCCATGGCCCGAGGCGCCGTGCTGCATGTTCAGCCGCGTCGACGAGAACTGCCGCTGCGGCGACGACGAGAGGGTGCTGCGCGCCATCCTGGCTGGCGCCGTCACCACGCCCATGACACACGGCCAGCGCGCATGGTGCTACGGCGAGTTTCTTCGGGTGGAGGGCAACACGCTGCGGATGGTGGAAGGCCTGTCGGACTTGGCTCTGGCGCGCGCGGTGCTCTGCGCGTGGCTGGACGAGGCGCGCGACAAGGGGTGGGCGTGATGACCGACCTGGATTGCGCGCTGACCAAGATCGCGCGCCAGCACATGGGCATCGACACGCTGGAAACGCGCCGGCCCGACAGCCGGCAGGGCCGCCACTTCGCGGACGAGGTGGCCATGCACATGACCGACGATGCCAGCCAGAACAGCGTCGCGATCGACATGGCGGTCGACCGCTGGATGCGCTGGACGATCAGCCCCCGCACCAGCGAGGACACCGGCATCCCGGTGAACCTGCCCTACCTGACCGGCTTCGTGCTTCACGCAGCGATCGCGGCTGACGCCATCTGAGCCGCGCCGAACCTACGCCGCCGCCGGGACGCCCCTGGCGGCGGCGACTTCGTCCAGGGTGCCCCCGTTGCCTTCCAGCGTGGCCAGCAGCCCGGTGAATTCCTGCCAGCGGCGCACCGCCACGTCGACGTAGGCCGACGACAGCTCCATCGCCAGGACGCGCCGGCCGGTGATCTCGCCAGCGATGATGGTGGTGCCCGAGCCCGAGAACGGCTCGTAGACGGCATCGCCGCGTTGGCTGTTGTTCTCGATCGGACGCTGCATGCACAGCACCGGCTTCTGCGTGCTGTGGATCGTCGCGGCATCGGCAGTGGCGTCGCCACGCGTCGGAATCGACCAGAGGGTGGTCTGCTTGCGATCCCCCGCCCAGTGGCCCTTGCCGCCCTTGCGCACCGCGTACCAGCACGGCTCGTGCTGCCAATGGTACGCGCCGCGGCCCATCACCAGGGACTCCTTCGCCCAGATGATCTGCGCGCGAATGTCGAACCCTGCCACGACGAGGCTCTCCTGCACCACGCCTGCGTGCAGCCCCCCATGCCAGACATATGCGACGTCGCCAGGGAATAGCTCCCAGGCCTCGCGCCAATCAGCCCGATCGTCGTTGTGCACGACGCCCATCCGCTCCGAATTGTTGATGCCCACCCGCTTGCGCCAGCCTGGGTCGTAGTTCACGCCATAGGGCGGGTCCGTGACCATCAGCAGCGGCTTGGCGCCAGCCAGCAGTGCAGCAACGTCGTCGGCGCTGGTGCTGCTGCCGCATCGGATTCGGTGGTCGCCGAGCAGCCAGGTATCCCCCGGCAGCGTGACAGGATGCGCAGGCGGCTCCGGGGCGTCGTCGTCGGCCTCGCGCGTGGCCCCGGTCGTGGTGCCGGCGAGCAGCTGCTGCAGCGCGCTGTCGTCGAAGCCGAGCAGGGACAGGTTGAAGTCGTCGCCAGCGAGCGCCCGCAGCTCGGCGGCCAGGACGCTCTCGTCCCATGTGCTGTTCAGCGCGATCTGGTTGTCGGCCAGGCGGTAGGCCCGCACCTGGGCGGGCGTGAGGTGGCCGAGACGGATCACCGGCACATGATCCATGCCGAGGCGCTGCGCGGCCAGCACGCGCCCGTGGCCCGCTACGATGGAGCCCTTCGCGTCGACCAGGACCGGCACGTTGAAGCCGAACTCGTTGATGGATGCCGCGATCTGCGCCACCTGCGCGTCCGAGTGCAGCCTGGCGTTGCCGGCGTAGGGCACGAGGTTGGCGGTCGGCTCCAGCACGACGACGAGATCAGCCATTGGCACGTTCCTCCGCGATGGCGGCATAGGTGCGGCCGTCGCCTTCCAGGGTCACAGGGATATCGGGGTGCAGCAAGTGCCACCGCGCGATCGCCAGGTCGACATACTCAGCGCCGATATCCATGGCGCGGCCACGACGCCCGGCACGCTGGCACGCGAGCAGCGTGGTGCCGGATCCCGAGAAGGGTTCGAGCACGACCTGGTCTGCGTCCGTGAAGGACTCGATGACGAATTCCGGCAGCTTCACCGGGAAGACCGCGGGATGCTCCGTCTCGATGCCGCGCGCCTTGTGCCGGGTGATGCGCAGCACGTTGTCGGGGATGCGCTTGTCCTGCACGCCCTCTCCTGCCGCCGTCCACGTCCCGACGTTGCCCTCCTTGTTGCGCAGCCCGCCCTTCTCCGAGTTGATATGGCCAGCCCATTTGCTGTCGATGATCTTGTTCGGCTTTCGCGCTTCGCGGTTGAAGTGAAAGATGAACTCGAAGCTGGGTGCGAACCGACCATTCCAATCGCCCGGCAGCCCCGGCCCCTGATCCCACACATACCAGCCGAACCGTCGCCAGCCCTGCCCGCGCATCCATTCCACCCAGGATTGCCAATAGGGCTGCCACTCGCTGTCGCGGTGGATCATACCAAGGTTGACCAGCACCTGGCCGGCTGGCGCGATCGCAGCAGCCGCGGCACCGAACACGCCCTGCATCAGCACATCCCAATCCCCGATGCCGCCCGTGGTGTAGTTCCGCTGGTGGCCATAGGGCGGAGACGTGAACAGCAGCGCCGCCGGCTCCGCACCGACCAGCCGCGCCATGTCCTCGGCGCTGGTGCTGTCGCCGCACATGAGCCGATGCTCGCCGAGCAGCCAGACGTCGCCGCGACGCGTCACACGCTGGCGCGGGGGCTCGACGTCCTGGTCGGCGGGATCCTCCGCATCAGGGTCCGTGGCAGCGGGCGACGGCGGCTCCGGGGCTGGCGCTGCAAGCAGCGCATCGATTTCGGTGGTGTCGAAGCCGGTCAGGTTGATGTCAAAGTCCATGTCGGCCAGCACTGACAGTTCCGCGGCGAGCAGCGCCTCGTCCCACCCCGAGTTGAGAGCGATCTTGTTGTCTGCCAGGCGCAGCGCGCGCTTTTGCGCGTCGGACAGCCCATCGCGTCGGATCACCGGCACACGATCCAGACCGAGCAGCTTGGCCGCCAGCGTGCGGCCGTGCCCGGCGATGATTTCGCCGTGCTCGTCCACCAGGACGGGGTTCACGAACCCGAATTCCCGGATGGACGCTGCGATCTGCTCGACTTGCGCATCGGAGTGCGTGCGCGCGTTGGCGGCATAGGGCAGCAGGTCTGCCGTGGCGACCTGCTGGATGGCGCGCGCAGCCCATTGCGATGGGGCGGCGACGGAACGAGCGGCGCGGGCCATGGTATCTCCCTGCAGAATTCGACGTGGCTACCTATAAAACCTGTCGACTTCATTCGTCCATGGTGCGATGGTCGCCCTTGCCACGGCAATTGTGCCGGGCGCAGACAGGATGACCCGCATGGCTCACGAGATCGACACCACCACCGGCCGCGCCGCGATGGCGTACATCGGCCAGACGCCCTGGCACGGCCTGGGCCGGCGCCTCGAGGAGGGCGCCACCATCGAGACCTGGCAGCAGGCGGCCGGGATGGAGTGGGAGGTGCTCCGCAGCAAGGTCCGCTTCGCCATCGAGCAGGACGGCACCGGCGAGCGCGTCTGGAATGACAAGCACGTCCTCTTCCGCAGCGACACGAAAATGCCGCTCGGGGTGGTGAGCAGCAGCTACTGCACGGTTCAGCCGAAGGAGGTGCTCGAATTTTTCCGCGACCTCACCAGCGGCATGGGGTTCACGCTGGAGACGGCCGGGTGCCTCTTCCAGGGACGGCGCTTCTGGGCGCTGGCCCGGGTCACGGGCGACGTCGCCATGATCGACCCCGAGGACAAGGTCGGCGGCTACCTGCTGCTCAGCACCAGCGCGGACGGCACCCTGGCGACCAGCGCGCGCTTCACGACCATCCGGGTGGTCTGCAACAACACGCTCAGCGTCGCCATCAACGGCAAGCCCGGCTACAGCCTGCCGCACAGCACCACCTTCAACGCCGACACCGCGAAGATGGAGTTGGGGCTGAAGGCTGAGACGCTGGTCGGAGGCTTCGCGAGCGCCATGGACATGCTGCGCCGGCTGGCCGCCAAGCCGATCACCGCCCTCGACGCCGCGGACGCCACGCTGCGCCTCTTCAACCCCGATCTCGACACCATGACGACTGCGGAGCGGGAGAAGGCTGCCAAGGCGCGGAACGTGCAGACGGTGCGGGATCTGGCGGCCGGCATCGGGCTGATCGGCGCGGACATGCGCGGGGGCAGCGGCACCGCCTGGGGCTGGCTCAACGCGGTCACCCAGCACGTCGACCACGAGAAGAAGACGAAGACCCAGGACCGCCGCCTGGACAGCGCCTGGTTCGGCCCGGGCGACATCCTCAAGCGCCGCGCGCTCGGCATCGCCACGGAGATGGCGACCGGCACTGCCGCCGCCGAGGTCGAGACGGTCGACGATCGCGAGATGGTCGAAGTCTGAAGCCTGAACCTGCCCAGGGGCGGCAATGGTGCCGCCCCAGCGAAGGACCACTGACATGATCCACACTGGATTTCCGCCCAGCGCGACCGAAGCCCTGCTCTGGCTTCGCCGCGCCGTGTGCCGGGACCGCCCCGCGCTGATGCTGGCCGCATTCCGGCCGCCGGCGCCCAAGCCGCTGCCCGGCCGGCCGCCCACGCCGCGTCCCACGGCGCCCACGGCGCCCCTCAGCCGGGAGGGCGCGTAGATGGCGCGCCGCAGCCCCAAACCCCTGCCAGCGGCCACCCTGGCGCGTCTGGTGCGCGTGGTGGGCTGCCGCCAGGTCGGCTACGGCGTCGAGGTCCACGGGCTGCTCGGCACCGACGAATTGCAGACGAACAGCCTGCCCCTGGCCCGCGCGCTTTGCCGCACCGTGCGCGAGTTCGTGCGAGCCATGCCGCCCGCGCGCCAGCGTCGCGCTTTCGACCGCCGCGACCTCGAGCTCGCACAGCTGGGGCGCCAGCCGTGACCACCCCCTTCATCGCCAAGGAGCACCACGCCATGAGCGCGACCGCGCTGGCCATCACGCCGATCCCCCCGGATGCGCACATCGTCTCGCTGCGGACCGGCTCTCTGAGCCACATCAGCGCGCACGAAATCACGGAGAGGCTCGGCATCGAGCCGACTCGCAACACCATCGAAGGCCAGTGCGACCACACCTGGCGGTTCCGGGTCGGCGAGCACGACTGCTCGATCTGGGATATGAAAGGTTCTGGCCAGTTCCGCATGTGGTCGACCTGCGGGCCCGCGGAGATCTTCACCGCCATCTTCGGGTGGAGAGCGGTCGGATGAGCACGAAGCCCATCATCCCGGTGACCACCACCCTGGAAGCGCTGCTCGAAGAGTGCGTGCGCGACGCACCCGACATGGTTCTGCTGAACGACTGGCGCGGCATGGCCCTGCGGTTCTCGCGCCGCCTCGAGGAAAGCGGGCTGGTGATCCAGCGCCGGCGCGTCGATGCCGACGACCGCGCACAGATCGCGGGCCCCATTCGTCGCGGCGAGATGGTCGTGGCCGTTGCGGACGGCCCCCATCAGGCGATCGTGCTCTCGACCGGCGTGGAGATGCGCAGCTTGCCGCCGGAACTGGCCAAGACGCTCTGGCGCGACATGCTGGACCAGGCGATCGCGGATCTGGCGCAAGCACAGGAGAGGAAGACGTCATGACGATCAGCGAGGTGCTGGTGCAGATCTGCGCAGTGGTGGTGGCTTTCGCGCTCGTCGTGCGGGCGTTGCTCCTGATCCAACAGTCGTCGGAATGGGAGGCGCTTTATGCATTTGGCGCGGCGGTTGCGTTCCTCTGCGCCGCGCGCATTCTGGCAGAAGGGGGAAGGTCATGACCTGGTTGCCCCTCGAGCCCTATCGCTACACGGGCCATTCCCGCGCGCTGCGGCCGGCGTGCACGGCCAGCATCAGCCTCGGCCGCAAAGCCGCGCCCGGCGGTCCCGAGCAGCGCATGCGGCTGCAGCTGATGTTCCGCACCGCGCTGATCCCCAACCATCCGCACTGGATGGCGATCGGTGAGTCCTGCTTGATTTCCGCGGGATGGGACCAGGACCACGGCAGCCTGCGCCTGGAGACGGGCCGGCTCTACAAGGTCGCCAGGCTGGGCGGCCGCACTGACACGGGGGCGGTGCGCATCATCGTGCCGCTGCCGCAGACGCTGCTCGCCACACCGCGCAAGCCGGTTGCGGTGCAGATGCGCCAGGAAGGGCAAGCCGTCATCGTGACGCTGCCCGTCGAGTGGCGCGCGCCAGTCGCCACCATGGCCCAGGCGCGCGCGCGAGTGATGCAGGCAGGTGGCCGGGGGATGTTCGCATGACCGCCGACCTGCCAATGCCCACCCGCCTGGCGCACCTGCCGCGCACGCCAGCCGGGCTGCCGATCCCCTGGTTCGTGGCGTGGGAGGGCGCGCGCTACGACTTCCGCGTCGTCGACGCGCGCAAGATCCCGCATGCCGTGAAGAGACGGCTGTGCTGGCTGTGCGGCCAGGAAATGGGCCGGATGATGTGCTTCGTGGTCGGCCCGATGTGCGTCGTCAACCGCGTGAGCAGCGAGCCGCCAATGCACCGAGAATGCGCTGAGTATGCCCTGCGCGCATGCCCGTTCCTGACTGAGCCCAGCCGGGAGCGGCGCGAGGGGGGCGGCTTGATGCCGCACGAGCCGGGGATGGCCGGCACGCCGATCCTGCGCAACCCTGGCGTCTCGGCGCTCTACGTGACCCGCAGCTACACGGTTGCGAACGTGCCGGGCGGGGTGCTGTTCGACATGGGGCCACCCGAGGAAGTGGCGTGGTGGTCGGAGGGGCGCGCTGCCACGCGCGCGGAGGTGGAGCGCTCGATCGCCACCGGGCTGCCGATCCTCGAGGCCGAAGCCGACCGCGACGGCGTCGAGGCGCACGCGGCGCTGGCCGGCGCGGTGGTGCAAGCCATGCGGCTGCTGCCGGCGGGAGACACGCCGTGATGGACCTGGTGAAGAAGGACTCCATCAAGGAGCTGATCGGCCATCGCGATCGCGCGCTCGAGCTGTACCTGCAGGGGTTTCGCACCCTGGTGGCGGCGGTCGCGGCTCATCGGCGCGCGTGCGTGGGGAAGAAGCACATCGATGGGCTGCACTGGGAGGCGCTGCGCTTCATCCACATGGAGACGCGCCAGCGCGACGAGGACCAGTTCATGGCCAAGCAGCTGGCGGCGGTCGACGGCAACATGTGGCGCGCGTTGCTGGTCAGCACGCCCCTGGCCAGCCTGATGGACAAGCAGGAGCGCGATGCATTCGAGAAGGGGTTGGAGAACCCGCCGCCGATCACCATCGAGACTGTCATGGCCACATTCCAGCGGCTGGCCGGCGATGCACAGACCATCTTTCGCCGGGGGCTGGTCGAGGCGTTTCGCAACCTCTCGCGCCAGCACGCCAGCAACGACGGGTTCAGCGTGGGGCCGCGCATGGTGGTCAAGCGCATCGTGCGGGTGGTGCGGATGAGCGGGGGCGGCGAGTGGGTGTCGACGGACGAGTGGGGCACGCAGCACTTGCGCGACGTCGATCGCGTGCTCCACGTCCTGTCTGGTCGCAAGCCGCCCGAGCACATGCAGGGAATCGTCCAGCAGGTGTGGGAGGCGATCGGCCGGAAAGAGTGGGAAGCCAGCACGGACCTGGTGCGGGTGAAGTGGCACAAGAACGGCAATGGCCATCTGTGGATCCTGGACGAGAAGCTGCGCCAGGACGTCAACCGCGAGATCGCCGCGTTCTTCGGCTCGGCGCTGGGTGCCGCGCCGGCGCGGCCCAGGAGTGCGCAGCATGCCAACCACTGATGGACGAATGACCGCGGAGGAATTCCGCGACGCTCTGGCGCTGCTCGACATGTCGGTGGCGTCGTTCTCCGAACTCCTGGTGGCGCTGGGCGACACGGCCAAGGTGCGCACGGTGCAGCGCTGGGCGGCCGGCACGCAGGATATCCCAGGCGCGGTGGTCGCCCTTCTGCAGCTGCTGGTGCTGCTGCAGGACGTGCCCGGCATCACGCCGGTCGATGTGCGAGCGTGGGCCGACGATGCGGCTTCGCCAGAAAACGACGCGGGAAGCTAAAAAACCCGTCGACTTCATCCGTGCGACTGAGCATAGTGCTCCTGCGAACGGCGATTGTGCCGACGCAGAGACGGAGGGCCACATGGCCGAGACCATCCGCAACCACCCCGCATTCGGTCGCCTGGTGCAGCTCGAGGCGCAGCGCCGGCGCATGGTGCGCCGCCCCGGCGGCCGCGCCGCCCTGGCCGCGAATTCGGCCGCGTGCTTCGCCGCCGAGCAGGAGATCCTGCGGGCCACCGGCTGCACCTTCAACCAGCTGACCGCGGCGGTGCTGACCGCTGGGAGGGCCTGAGCCATGGACATGGCACCGGCTCACCGCTTCCCCACGCCGGCGGCCGCGCGCTCCTTCGCGCTGGCCGGCAAGGCGGTACTCACCCTGCAGTCGGAGCGCACCGGGGTGCATTTCACCTACCAGGTCAAGCGCGCCAAGGCCGACAAGCCGCTCTGGTACGTGTCGGTCCTCAACGGGCCCGACCGCTTCGCCTACATGGCAGTCCTCGACGAGCGCGGCCCGCGCGCCACCCGCAAAAGCAGGGTCGACGCGGCAGCCCCGGCGTTCCGCGCCTTCGCCTACTGGTGGCAGCACACCGCTGCCGACAAGCCGGCGCCGCATTGCATCGCGCGGCACGAGGGCCGCTGCGGGCGCTGCCACCGCGCGCTGACCCACCCCGAGAGCCTGGACGCCGGCATCGGCCCCGAGTGCGCCAGCAAGCTGGAGTGCGCGTGATGGGCATCAACGGGGCCATCGGCCGCGCCAGGACCATGGCCAGGATCCGTCGCAATCACCTGCGCGACGCGGAGAAGGCCGGGATCGACACCACCGACCGCCGCGCGCTGAACAGCTACCTGCGCGAGAAGTCGAAGCAGATGCTGCTCGGCATCGGCGATCGAGCGCGGTGCCGCTGCGGCGGCGACAACCACGACGTCATCACCAGGACCACGGGGATATAGCCATGGACTTCTTTCACGTCTGCAACCGCGGGGCTCGCCGATCGCTCTACGACGCCCGCGGCATTTTCTGCTGCTACATCTGCCCCGTGTGCGAGGCCGACAAGCGCGCGCTCTGGCGTCCCGAGGTGCTGACCGATCCCGCATACGAAGCCAAGGAGGCGATCGACGATGAGCTCTAATCCGTTCTCCAGTCGCATGCCGCTGCGCCAGCTGCGGGCGATCGCCGCGATCTACAGCGGGCGCGTCGACACGGCGGCTGCGCCGGCGGCATACGCTCTGCGCGGCGACGGCGCAGTGCATTTTCTCGCGTTCGACCGCGACGGCGCCGTCGACCGATTCCTTGTCGACGCGTGGGTTCACCAGGTGCGCCAAGCAGCCATCACGCGGCAGAGCGTCCTCGATTACAAACTGAAGCGCGGGGCTTAAAAACCCCTCGACATCCACACGAACATCGAGCATGGTCCTGTTGTCGCGGCGATTGTGCCGGGCAAGCACGGGAAGCCCCCATGACCTACCTGACCCCCTCGCAGATCGAGCGTCGCGCGGAACTCGCGATGGACGCTTTGGGTCGCCGGCTGATGGCCGGCACCATCACCCAGGTCGCCTACGACGCCGCGGTCAAGGCGCTGGACGCCGAGACCGAGCGCCTCTGGCGCACCGCGCAGTTCACCATCGACAAGGCCTATTGACCATGGACGCTCTGCACACCGAATACGACAACGCTCGCCGCGCCTATCGCGCGGCGTGGCGCACCTACCAGGAGGCCAGCGGGCCGCACTTCCTGCCGGCCATGGACGCTTGGATTGCCGCCGATCGCGAGGTGAAGCGCATCGAGGCGCTGCTGGCCGCGGCCAGGAAGGCCGCCTGACCATGGCAATCACCCCTGGTCCCTGGCGGTTCGACGGACGCCGCTGGATCCGCGACGCGGCTGGCATCGGTGTCCTGCGCGTGCAGATCGGCGCCAGCACCGACGACGCGCGCGCAGCAGCGGCCGCGCCGGCGCTGCTGGAGGCGCTCAAGCTGGCTGAGTCCTTCATGGCCGGCTTCGAAGGCGACGAGATGCAGGATGGCATCGACGAGCGGCTCGCCACGATCCGGGCTGCCATCCTTGCCGCGGAGCCCTACGAGGAGTCGCCGGGCGCGACCACCAACACTGGAGGAACACCATGAGCACGGAAGACCCGGGCGCGCCCACGCCCTTCGCCAAGTATGGCATCGGCGATCTGTTCGCATCGACGCGCGACGAGCCCGACGACGATCACACTGGCCGCGTGCGCGTCACGCCGGCTGGCTCCATATGGGAGGTCCGGTCGATCGACCGCTACGTGTACGAGGGCGGCAGCGTCTGCGCGTACACGCTGGTCTGCCCGGCCACCGGCGGCTGCATCACGCCCTACGCCCCGATCGAGGGCGAGCCCTACGGCCATCCGCGCGACGAGATGGCCGACTTCCTGCCGCTGGACCTGCCCGGCCAGACCTGGCCCACGCTGCGGCTGCAGCTGCGCGCGCTCTGCGAGGTGAAGGATGCGGTGGTGGAGAGTTGGTCCGACGAAGGCGACCCAATCGAGCAGCAGGACGAGGCCATGCTCACGATCACCAACGAGTTGCGCAAGGCGGCTTTGCTGCCAGAGGATCCGGCATGAGCGCCACCACCAATTGCCCGGCGGGGCGCTGGCGCGGCGAGGAAAAGCGTCGCGCCATGACCGCCACCAGCCTGCGCTGGCACGCCCACCCGGAGCGGCTGACGCTGCTGAACGGTCACCACGTCATGGCCACCATCACCAGCAATGGCGCGCGCGGCCGGGACGCTCGCTGGCTGCTCGAGGTGCGCGGCTGGCAGTGGCGGGATCCCGCAGGCGGGCGGCAATACCTGGACCGGAAGTCCTTCGCCACCCAGATCGGCGCTCAGCTTGAGGCTGACGACATCATCGAAGCAGCCGGGGAGTTTCAAGGGTGAAGGCATATCGGTTCGACGTCACGTTCGGCACGGGCGACTCCTATCGGGTGCGCTGCGGCGCGTACGAGGCCGGTACCACAGCGTCGCTGGCGCGCATGCTGGTGGAAGCCGGGCTGCCCGACTTGCCGATCGAGGGCGGCCGCGCTGGCAAGCTGGACTGGACCATCCGCTCCAGCCACCGCCATGCGGCGTCGACCGTGTCGACGGAGGAGCGCACCAAGCGGCGCGACGAGGTGCATCCGAACCTGCTGGCGGTCGCGGATGCGATGCATGAAGAGCGCGAAAGGAAGCGCACGCAATGAGTCGCCGGCGCAAGCACCAGCCGGCGCCGATCTGCCCCTACTGCCACAAGGCGGCTCAGCAGGCGCCCAGCACGGCGGTGTACGGCGCTGGCCGGGACTTCGGCGCCATCTGGATGTGCCGGCCCTGCGATGCCTGGGTGGGCTGCCACAAGGGCACAGCGCGCCCCAAGGGACGGCTGGCCAACAAGGAACTCCGCGCCGCGAAGATCCGCGCGCACGCCGCATTCGACCCGCTGTGGAAAAGCGGCGAGATGGCGCGAGGCGACGCCTATGGCTGGCTGGCTGACCACATGGGGCTGGAGCGGCGCGATTGCCACATCGGCATGTTCGACGTCGACCAGTGCTCGCGCGTCGTGATGGTCTGCGACTGGTGGCGTGAACGGAGTGCACCGTGAGCCGCACTGGTCGCGCCGCGGGACAGCGCGGCTTGTGGGCGAGGGACCAGACCATGTCCCGCGCCGAGCTCGACGCATGGCGTCCCGACGTCGGAGACCGCGTGTGGTGCGGCGGCCAGCCGTTCATCGTCGAATACCGCAACGAGGACGGCTCTGTCGGCCTGGCGTACGACCAACCCAAGGAATCGCCGGCGGCGCAGCAAAATGGGACACCTCGATGACGACGCGCATTCTCCGCGGTGACTGCCGCGCCATCCTCCCGACGCTGCCGGCGGCATCCGTGCACTGCGTGGTCACCAGTCCGCCCTACTTCGGGCTGCGCTCCTATCTGCCGGAAGGGCACCCGGACAAGCATCGGGAAATCGGGCTTGAGCGGACGCCTGATGAATACGTGGCCGAATTGGTGGCGGTGTTCCGGGAAGTGCGGAGGGTGCTGCGGGATGATGGGACGCTTTGGCTGAATGTGGGTGACTCTTACGCCAGCAGCCCGCCCGGCAACAGGACGGTGGGCGTGTCGGCAAAGTCGGGGCTGAACGGCGTCAATGGCGCATCCGGCAGATACCGAGAGACACTTGCCGCAGGGCATCAAACGAAGCGCGATACGTCCCGCTTGGACGGCTACAAACCCAAAGACCTCCTCGGCATCCCCTGGCTTCTCGCCTTTGCCCTGCGCGCTGACGGCTGGTATCTGCGCAGCGATATCATCTGGCACAAGCCCAACCCGATGCCGGAAAGCGTGCGCGACCGGCCCACGTCGGCGCATGAGCATGTGTTTCTTCTGTCGAAAAAGCCATCCTACTTTTACGATGCGACGGCGATCTCCGAGACAGGCGTGGTTCCGGCCGGCACAAAGGGAGCCAAGGGGAGCGCCACGCGCGCCGCGCAGCCGGGCGTGAACAGCCGGCCTCCAGAATACAAGATCTACGACGGGACCAGGAACGCGCGCAGCGTGTGGACCATCGCGACGCAGCCATACCGGGGGCCGCATTTCGCGGTCATGCCACCGGATCTTGCCGAGAAATGCATCAAGGCAGGCACCAGCGAGCGCGGCGCGTGCCCGCACTGTGGGGCGCCCTGGGCGCGAATCGTGAAGAAGACCAGGCTGCGCAACGGGGAGCAGGTAACAGGGAAGTGGGAGCAACAGACCGATCACCGAATCGGCGCCAGCGGGGTCGGGCATTGGCGGGACAGCACGACCACCAAGACCCTCGGATGGAAGGCTTCATGTGCGTGCGCCGGGCACCCGCCGGTGCCTTGCGTTGTCCTCGACCCCTTCGGCGGCGCCGGCACGACTGGCCTGGTGGCCGATCGCCTACAGCGCGATGCTGTCATGATCGAGTTGAATCAAGACACCGTAGACCTATCTGGCGATCGGGTCGCGAAGGAGGCGCCGCTCCTGGCTCGGGTTGTGTGACCCCCGAACCCGACCTCGAGGCGCTGAAGGCGATCGTGTCGTCGTGGCGCCACGCCGAGTGGAGCGGCCGCGGCGGCAACCGCCTGGCGCAGCAGCTGGCGATTGCGGACATGTCGGAGCTTTGGCGCACGGAGGTGGTCGGCTGGAGCCGAGATCTGGTCGATCTGCGGGGGTTCCACCCGCTCCGGGCTGCCGCTCCCTGAGACCTTTTTTGTCGCGTGCGCGGCGGCAGGACAGCAGCGGGACGGTCTAGGACCGCCCGATGGCGTGTAGCAGACGCCTTCGCCATGTGCTCATGGCTCGCCCTGTGGCTGCTAGCCCGGTAAGCCCGCGCACTGTAGCGCCGCCACAAATTCGGCGCCAGGGACGCGCCAAGGACGCGCCAGGACGCCGCGTGGCTGGCTCTAGCCAGCCGCCGGGGGGAATGTCCCGGACTCGCTTACCAAGCCGCCCACGGCCGCCACAGGCACCGCGCCAGCCTGGTATGGGTGCGCGCCCGCGCGCCAGAGCGTGTCCATCATGACCTTGCCCATGCCGACCGCTACGCGTTCGGCTGAGCGCCGACGCCAGAACCTGGCGCCGAATGCGCACTCCCGCTCGACGCCATCCGCAGCGGAGATGCACACCACCTGCCAGCGCCAGCCACGCCGCCGTGCGACGTAGGCGTCCATGGCTCCCCACCAGACGGTCGCTGGCACTGTCGGCGATGCGCTCACCCCGCCACCAGTCGCCAGCACCAGACCGCGATGCCACACAGCGCTGCCACGAAGAACACGAGCACCATCGCAAGCCAGCCGGGCGGCCCCTGGCCCGGCTCCCACTCGACTGCGACGCCGCGGGCTTTCTCGTCGTCGGTCATCCTGCCCTCATCCTGCGGCCGGCGGCAGCGGCCTCGCGCACCGCACGGTCGAAATACGCCAGCGTCGAGATCTCGACGTTGCCACGCCGCTCCACGACGCGCCGGATGGTCGGTATTACCACGTCCAGCGGATCAATCCCATCGTCCAGCCACGCGCACAGCGGGCGCCAGTCGATGTATCGACGGGGATCCGCGGTCCAGCCGAGGAGGTCGGCCACGCGCTCTGCCAGGTCGCGCAGGATCCACGCACCCCTGGCCTGCCGTCGAGCGCCCGTCATCGAGCGCGGATCAATTTCCTCCCCCGGCGCCAGCACCGCCCATCGATGCTCCGGGTCTGCCAGCCGCGGCATCCAGCGTTGCGGATCGCCGGCAGGCTCGGGAGGAATGGGGGGATAGTTGATGTGCCGCGGTGTCGGGTTGAACGGCGCCTTCCAGCCTGGCGGGGGAGGTTGCTGCGGCGTGTTGCGCACCGGCTGCGGTGCTGGCGCCGCCGCGGATGCTGGCGCGATGCCGAACAGCGCATCGAAGGCTTCCGAGCCTTCGGCCCCCTGCGCGCACGCGTCCTGCTGGTTCATGTACTGGTTAAGGGACAGGTTAGGGTGCAGCTGCTGCGGGGTGGGGGTGCAGCTGCTGCGGGGTGGGGGTGAATCTCCTGCACCCTCCAACCCCGCAGCATTTGCGGGGTAGGGTGAATCTCCTGCACCCTTCCGGGCACCCGGCTTGCTGCGCTTCGCCACGACGTGGAGGTCCATCCGAAGGGTGAAGAGGCTGGTCTGCCGCAGCCGTCGCACGACGGTGATGTAGCCCTCTGCCTCCAGCGTCTTGAGCGCGCCTTGCACCGACCGTTCGGAGAGCCGGCACTCGGCTGCGATGGTGGCGACGGATGGGAAAGAATGCGCTCCATCCTCATTCGCGTGCTGTGCCAGGGACAGCAGGACCAGCTTCGTGGTGGACGTGAGGCCATCGACCTCCCACGCCCAGATCATCGCGCGGAAACTCACAATGTCACCGGCGCGCCATTGAACCCGCGACGGTTTTTCAGTATATCGGACGTCATGTGGCGATCCCTCTCGCTGCTATGGGCCGGGTCGAGCGTGTGGTGCGCTCCCCGGCCCGCCCCTTTTATGCCCCACGCGCACCCCGCCGGCTACCCACCAGCCGGATCGACGAAGTGCGTTGTCTCAGCCTCCCATTTCAACCGCACCAGCTGCGGCCGCCCTCCGCGAACCTTGTCGAAGATCGCCTCGGCCTTGCCGTATAGCCGGGCCTTCTGCTCGTCGTAGTCGCGCACGCGCGCCTGCCAGGTGGCGAGCGTCTCGCCTGCCTTCTGCTCTGGCGCGTCCTTCGGCAGGTAATATTCCGGGCGGTAGAGGAAGACGACGCTGTCGGCATCCTGCTCGATATCGCCCGACTGCCGAAGGTCCGGCAGGGTGGGCCTCTTGTCCTCGCGACCCTCGACCGCCCGACTCAGCTGCGCCAGCGCCAGCACGGGACACCGCAGATCCTTCGAGAGCTTCTTCAGCCCGCGGCTGATCACCCCGATCGCCTGCGTCGCCCCGTCGCCGCGACGCGCCCCGTCGACGTCGTGGGCGATGATGTGCAGATGGTCGACCAGGACCAGCGAGAGCCCGCCAAATTTCCGGTGCGCCTCCCGCGCGCGCATGGCGATCTGCTGCATGTTCAGAGCCGCTGTCTCGTCGATCAGCAGCGGCAGGTCTGCCAATTCCTCGCGCGCCATGGCCAGCGACGATCGGTGGAACTGGTGCTCGCCGCGTTGGAGCACGTCGCCTGGGATGGCGCCGAAGGCTGACAGCGCACGCTCTCCCAATTCCCCCGCGCCCATTTCCAGGCTCTGGACGAACACGCCGCCCGGGCTGGCCCCGTCGCGGCACGCCAGTCCCACGTTGATGGCGATCTGCCACCCCAGGGCCGACTTCCCCATGCCGGGCCGCGCCGCCAGGATGTGCAGCGTGCCCGGCAGCATCCCGTTGTAGACCCGGTCCAGCGACGGGAAGCCGGTGAGCGTGCCGCCGCGCCCCTGGCCAAGGGCCGCGCGCTCTGCCCGGGCTATTGCCTCGTCCATGGCGTCGTTCATCGAGACCATCGGCTGGCGCGTGGTGCTGCTGACGGTGGACGCCTCGATCCCCTTGATCGCGTCGTCCACGATCGCCGGCACATCGACCGACCCGTCGAAAGCCTGGTTGACCAGATCCTCTCCGACAGAGATCAATTCGCGCCGCGACCACGCATCGGCGATCGCCCGCGCGTACTCCGCCGCGTTGATGATGCCGACCATGCACGAGAGCAGCTGTGCGATGTAGCCGGCCCCGCCGACCTCCTCCAGCACGGGGGAGTTGGCATACCGGCCGGCCAGCCAGACCGCATCGCCCACGCCGCCGCCGCTGATCTTGTCGGCCAGGCTGCGGTAGAGCGTGGCGTGGACCTGATCAGCGAAGTGTTCCGCGCGCAGGAAGTCGGCCACCGCGTGGTAGGCCTTGTTGTTCGCCATGATGGCGCCAAGCAGCGCCTGCTCTGCCTGAAGGTTGTGGGGGGGGAGGCGCATGGCCAACCCCATCAGCGGATTGCCCGGGGGGGCCCCGCGCGCGGCGCTCACTCCGAGCCCCGCGTCTGTGCGCCGATCAGGTCTGCCAGGGACCGCATGGCACCCGTGGTGCCGTCGATCTCCTGCAGCACATCAGCCGCATGCGGCTGCGTCGCCAGCCACGCAGTCCAGGCATTGATCATGTCGGTGCGCCGACGCTGCAGATCGGCGTAGGGATCCAGGATCTGCCGCTCTTTCGGTCGCAGCAGCACTACGTTATCGGCCACAACACCCTCCCGCTGGAAGCGCGGGACCATAGACCGCGCCGGCGGGTCTATGCCATGGGTTTTTTAGCCACCGCGCGTGTGGCGCAGCACCAGCTGGCGAGCCGTCGCAGCGAACACCTCAGCCTCGAGGTCGGCGTCGTCACGCGCCGGCGCCCCCTCGCGCAGCCACGCCTCGAATGCTGCCAGGTGCGCTTCCCGCGCCGCCACCAGACGGTCCTGCGCGGCTTGGCGCTGGCAGGGGCCAGGGAATGGCACCACGGTGTCGGAGTCGCTCACGCGGCCGCCTCGCCGCTTCGCGCGCTGCCCTGACCGCAAGCCTTACACGGCACTGGCCCGCGACGGTCCATCGATCGCAGCTCCGTGCCGCCGATCGTCTGCTCGGCGCCGCACGTGCAGCGGCAGATCCAGTGCGCGCGCGACCGCCGCGACCACGACTGCCGCAGCACGGTCCAGTGCTCCAGCACCTGGCCGCGCATGTTGATGGCGACCGGTCCTGACAGGCTTCGTCTGGCGTCCTCGCCGCTCACACCAGCTGGCTCCATTGCTGGCGGCTCAGGACGAACCGCCGGGAGAACTCCCATATCACGCAGGCGTCCGACTCGTTGTCATCCCGCACGGCCCAGCCCTTGCCCTCGCACCACAGCATGCTGGCCGCCTTGGCGTTGCGACGAGCCGACCCCTTGATGATGCGCTTGTGCTCGTCGCGCTCGGCAAATCCGCCGCGGCCCAGCACATGCTTGCGCGCGGTGCCTTCCGGGATCTCGCGCACCTGCACTTCCATGCGCCATCCCGAGGACTCCGCATGCGCCGCCAGCCCCAAACCGAGCCGGGCGGTGGTCTGCACTTTCGCGTACGGCAGCGCGTAGACGATCAGCGACGGCTTCTGCAGCGTGATGAAATCCTCCAGCCGGTTTTGAAGGTCCACCCACGTCTCGCCCATGTCGCGGATCCCGCCGTTCAGAAACCATCGACCGATCAGGGGGGCGTTGGCGCGCACCCCGCCATAGGCCCAGCCCGTCGACAGCGACAGGTCGAGCGCCAGGATGCCCCCCTGATCCGACATCAGAACGCGGCCGGCGCGCCGGTCAGGCCATCCACCGCCTTCGCCGCCTCCTTGCGCTGCTTCGCCGTCAGCGGCTTGGCCGCCCGTCCTCGCCCGCGGCGCGCGCCCATCGGCACCACGTTGCTGGTGTCCATCTCGGGTTCTGCAGCGTCTCCCGTCGTCGCCGTGCTGGCATCCTGCGCGGCACCAGAGTCCCCTGCGCCCTCGCGCGTCTCAGCCGCCGGGTTGCGTGCCCGACGCGTGGTGGTGCGCGGCGCATCCTTGCGGCTGAAGGTGGTCATGACCTCCTCGCCCTGACCGCGATGCCAGCCACGCGCCCAGGCAGCGTGCGCCGCGCTGGCCGGCTCGTGCGGGTTCGTGTCAGCGCGATCGCGCGCACGACCAGCCTTGTAGCCCTGCTCTTCGGCAATCTGCTCGGAGAACAGCGTCACGGCTTCCGCAGTCGGCTCCTGGTCCGCATCGCCGAACAGGTCGGGCTGCTTCTGGCCGATCTCCGCCCCTGTGTAGTTGGAATACCGGAAGAGGTTGCGGATGTGCAGCTGCGCCTGCTCTTCGCCGACCTTGACCAGCTTCTCCATGATGGCCAGCGCCACCGTATCCACGCCCGCGTCCTTCGCGCGCTGGATGGCCTTGCGGTAGTGGCCGACTGCCGACTCCATCGGCGCGCGCGCCTGCCGGATGCGACGGTAGTGTTCGAGGAACGCGTCGGGCGAAAGCCCACCGGTTTCGTTGTGATCGAGGCGCTTGGCCATCTGGCTCTCCTGATGATGGCGGCACGCAGCCGCCGGTGCTCTACGACTTCGAGAGGGGTTTCTGGTCTGGACCATACAGGTCCGGTCGCAGCGTGTGCGGCGGGATCTTCAGCCGCTTCGAGATGGCGTCGACTGCCTTCTTCGGCACGCGCTTCCAGACTGACACCGCACCAGTGGTGACGCCGACGATGGCGGCCAGGATTCCGATGCCGCCGGCAGCCTCGATGGCCGCCGCCAGCCCCGCATCCGCACGCGCTCGCTTCGGCCTGCCGCCCTTTTTCTTTGCGGCGCTCGGTGCTTCAGTCGGTCTTGTCGTGCGGTCCTGCGCCACCGTGCATGCCCTTTGGGTTTTTCAGTTTCCACTTGCGCAGGGTTTTATAGGTGCTCTATCGTCGGCATATCAACCCCTGGACGAAACCGATGCGCCACATTCGCTACATCGAGCCGGCGCGGCCCAGCACGGGCACGCGCATCCGGCGCACCCTCCTTCAGCTTCTGGCCGGCGTCGTGCTCGGCGCGATTGCGATCGCGGCATGGCGCGGGCTCGCGCTCTGATGGCGCACGACCGCCGGCAAGCGCCGCGCCGCGTCGACCAGCCCGAGCCAGGCTTGTTCAAGCTGCGGCTGGTGCGCGGGGGGCCTTTCGTGGCGGCCGAGATCCACCGCGACGACGCCGGCCGCTGGATCGCGACCATCAACGGCAAAGCGGCCGACGGGCACCCTGATCCGGCTCTCGCCGAGGGCGTGTTCCGCATCTGGCACTACGGCATCCGCATCGACGCCAGCGAGCATGCCTTCCTGGTCGAGCGCGCCGCCTGGGCGCGCGTGCACTCCCCCGACAACCCCGAAGCCAACCCCGAGCGGCCGATCCGCCTGGGCGCGCTGCCGCCTGCGTTCTGACCCACGAAAGGACCACCATGACGGAACTCACCGAGGACTTGCTGGACCACATCGCCAACCGCAACGGCGAATTGGCCAGGTCGATCGCGACCTACCGCGAGGTGGTCGCACAGCTTGCCGCGCTGAACGCGCATCCGATCCCCTCGATCCAGGTCACTGTGCACGTCGCTGGCAAGCACTACACCATGCGCGTGATCGTGCAGGTGTTGCGCGCGCAGCACGAGGCTGACCTGGCCATCCTGGCGCGCAGGATCCGCGAAGCCGCGGCGATCCCGTTCGACTGGCTGCCGCAGCAGCCGGCGTTGGAGCCGGATGCTCTTCCCCCGCCATCCCCCACTTCCGAAGGAGACACCACCAATGGCTGACGCCACCACCGTCGCCACGGCCCCCGGCCCCGGCCACAACCAGGGTCCGCTGGACCTAAGCCTCGTCCTGAATGCGGACCAGTTGCTGGCCGATCTTCAGGCCGACACCGCTGCGCTGTTCGCGCGCACCGAGGAGCTGGTCGCCGCCTTCGGCCGGTTTCAGGAGGCCACGAAGGACGGCATCACCACGGACGACACTCTGGCCCGGGCGGGCGATTTCTCGCGCCAGCTGTCCGCTCACCTGCAGGCGATCGACGCGCGTCGCGTGGCGATCAAGAAGCCGGTCCTCGACGCCCAGCGCACCATCGACGGCTTCTTCAAGCGCGACCTCTCCGACCCGATCGATGCGGCCAAGACGGCGGTCGGCAAGAAGGCGGATGCCTACGTGCGCGAGAAGCAGCGGCGGGAGGCGGCGGCGGCTGCCGAGGCTGCCGCGCGCCAGCGCGCGGAGGCGCAGCGCCTGGCCGAGGAAGCCGAGCGGCAGCAGAGCAGCCGTCTGATGGATGCCGCCGTGGATGCCGAGGCGCAGGCTGCCGCGGTCGAGGCAGCCCCGCCGCCCCCGGTCCAGGTGCGGTCGGACTACGGCACCACGGTCGGGACGCGCAAAGGCCCTTGGAAGGTGCGGGTGACCGATATCACCAAGGTGCCTGCGCAGTACCTGGCGGTGAACGAGCCGGTTTTGCTGGCCACCGCCAAGACCGACCCGCGCATCGACGCGGGCGAGCAGCCGATCCCCGGCGTCGAGTTCTACCGCGAGATCAAAGCGTCCATCCGCTGAACCGCGCCATCGGCGCACAAGGAGCACCCACGACGTGACCGACGCTTCCCCCACACCCCCGCAGCCGCCGAGCCGCGCCACAAGCATGCGGCTGGCCGACTGCAAGACCATTGCCGACGCGTTGCAGACCGCGCAGTTCCAGCGCGCGGTCGCCGACGCGGCCCCGGCGCACATGACCAGCCAGCGCCTGATGGCGACGTTTCGTCAGGCAGCCCGCAACAACCCGGCCTTCAACGAGTGCAACCTGATGAGCGTGCTCGGCACGTTCATGACCTGCACCTTCCTGGGCCTCGAGCCGAACACCCCGCTTGGGCAGGCCTACATGATCCCGTTCAAGCGGCGACGCTACGACAAAGCCAGCCGGCAGATGGTCGATGACGGCTACGACCTGCAATTGATCATCGGCTACCAGGGATATCTGGACCTCGCCTTTCGCAACCCACGTGTCCAGAGCATCGCGGCGCACGCGGTCTACGAGGGCGACGACTTCAGCTTCGAGTACGGCTCCAACGAGCACCTTCAGCACCGACCGAAGGGGCTGCACGCCGAGGGCGACGTTCCGCGCTACTTCTACATGTACTCGAAGTTGCAGGGCGGCCAGGCGTTCGAGGTGCTCCCGACCAGCAAGGTCATCCAGATCAGGAACGGCAGCCAGGGATACCAGGCTGCGCTGGCAGCCAAGGAGCGCGCGGAGAAGGAAGGCTGGCGCATCCCGGCCAGCTACACCGAGGCGCCATGGGTGAAACACTTCATCGCCATGGGCCAGAAGACGGCGGTGCGGCACGGCTTCAAGTGGCTGCCGAAGACCGTCGAGATGGCGGCGGTGACGCGCATCGAGGATGCGCAGGACAAGCACCTGATCGACTTCGGTCCGGTGATCGAGGGCAACGTCAACCCGCTGGACGAAGACCTGCCCCCGCTGCACGAGGCGCGCGCAGAGCCGGGTGCCGCGCACGGCGAGCGCCAGCGCGACGAGGAGGACGACGGCGGGCCAGTGGCGCCGCTCCCCGGCGAGCAGCCCGCAGCCCCTCGTCCCGCGCGCCAGGAGCCCGCACAGCGCGAGACCAAGCCGCCCCCGGCTTCCCCCGCTCCCACGCGCCCCGCCCCGCCCACGCCCGCGCCCACGCCCGCGGAGCCGGCGTTCTCCGCGCACCTGGCGGATGCGGCGGGCGAGATCCACGAGGCAGCCGGCGATGGCGGGTTCTTCACGGACCCGGTCGCGTTCGCTGTGGCATACACGACGCTCTGGCATGGGACGGCTGCCGACCACCGCCAAGCCCTGGGCGAGCACAACGCCGATGCGCTGTCCGAGGCATTCGGCGCATCGCAGCGCGCGCAGGAGATCCTGACCGCCCTGCATGCCAAGCAGGATCCGCAGGATCCCGCCGCGACCACGACGCAGCCGGGCAACGTGATGACTGCGGTGGTGGTGGCTACCACCAATGGCCGACCCGATTTGAAGGGCTACCTGGATGCGCTGCGGGCTGCCGCTGCCGCGCAGACCGCGGAGTCCTGGGAGGAATGGTCGGCGCTGCAGAGGCCCATCATCACCGGGCTGTCCCAGGTGACGCGCCGCGCAGCCGAGAAGATCGTCGCCGACCGCGCGACGGCGCTGGGTGCCGATAAGCCGGCGTCCCCTGCCGAGCCCGTGGCGCAGGGACCGACCACCGCTCCGACTGCGGATGAACCGGAAGGAGTCGCGCTGCTCACCGGTGAGCAGCTGCCGCCGGCGTCGTGGGGACGGCATGCGCAGTCCCTGATCGACGACATGGACGCGTGCAAGACCATGCACGACCTGAATGCGCTGGCGAACAACGCGGCCACTGGGGTGAAGCTGCGTCAGATCAAGGAGGCAGACCCCGACGAGCATGCGCGCGTGCTGGCCTACGCCGCCGCGCGACGCACGGCGCTGACCCCGAAGGCAGGAGGCTGACATGGCGAAGCGAGTCACGGCGGCGGCATTGGCTGCGCCGATTGGCGACGCGCCCGCGCCGCTGCCGGTCGAAATGGTCCCGGTCAAAGGGTTGGTGCGGCATCCCCGCAACGCGCGCCGCGTCCCCCCCGACGATGGCGAGACGGCCGCCCTGCGCGCATCGGTGCGCGAGGTCGGCGTGCTGATGCCGATCACGCTGGCGCCGATGGACGACGGCACCTGGGGCGTGCTGGCCGGCTGGCAACGCGTCAGCGCCGCGCAGGCAGTGCGCCCCGACCTCCTGGTGCCTGCCATACGGGTGGAAGCGCCGGCAGCCGACCTCGACCGGCTGTCCCTGATGGAGAACACGCTGCGCGCGGGGATGCACCCTCTCGACACCTGGCGCAGCGTCGACACGCTGATGGCGGGGGGCGCGTCCTTCAAGGCTGCCGCCGCCACGCTCGGGCTCGACGCGCGCGAGGCGCAGCAGATGCGCCTGCTGGCGGCCATCCATCCGAAGCTGCTGGAGGCCATGCAGGACGAGGAGGAAATCCCCGGCATGTGGATCCTGCGCGACATCGCGCGCGCCGACCACGACCGCCAGCTCGAGGCGATGAAAGCCGCGTGGCAGGGGAAGGGGAAAAGCCGCACGCTGCACTGGCAGACGCTGGCCGCGGGATGCCGGGTGACTCGGCTGCCGCGCGCATGGGCGGTGTTCGACGTCAAGACGGCAGGCGTCGACTTCGAGCGCGACTTCTTCGCGGAGCCGGGCAGCAACGACGAATGGACCACGGCAAACGTCGAGGGGTTCATGGCGGCGCAGCGCGCGGCGCTGGCAGCCCTGGTCGAGGGGCATGAGCACGCCGCCGTGCACGACTACCACCCCGGCTCCTGGGCGCCCGCGGTGCCCCGCGACTGGCTGTCGATTGGCCGGATGGACAAGGTGCCGAAGGAAGTGCCCCCGCTGCAGCCCGACCAGCGGTTCGTGGTGGCACTCAAGCCCACCGGCGAGCCTGGCGCGTGGATCTACCGCGTGCCCGAACAGCGCACGCAGGAGGCCGTCACGGGCGCGCGCAGCGACGTGCCGGAAGCGATCGCTCCGACGCGGCTGATCACCGATGCCGGGCTGCAGATGGCCGCCAGCATGAAGGCCACCGCGCTGCGCGAGGCCCTGGCTAACCTTCACGACTACCCACCGGTCGAGACGATCCCGATCCTGCTGCGCGCGCTGCTGGAATGCCTCGCCGCCACCAACGTCGTGCCGGGCGGCGCTGACAAGTTCGCGGCTGTCGAAGCCATCGCCGACGCCACGCCAGATGGCGGCGAGCCGGATCCCCTGCGGCTGGTGCGCATCGCCACTGACGCCATCGCCACGATGCTGATCTTCCCCGCGCCGAAAATCGCGTCCAGCGGTCCGATCGCCGACGAGATCGCGCATAGCCTGGATGCTGCGCGATTTCTGCCGCGCTGCGACACCCCCGACTTCCTGGCGCAATGCACCGGCGCGCTGCTCCGCGACGCGGCAGCACTGGTGGAGTTGAAGCCCGGCGAGAAGGTGCCGAAGGCCGTCAGCGCGCTGCGCGAGTGGCTGGTGGGTCGGCTGCCCGATTGGCGGCCGGTGGCGTTCGACGTGCAGGAGCGCGGCAATGCCTGAATGGAACGGCGAAACCATCGCCACGCTGCGGAAGCTGTGGGTCGAAGGACTGTCGATTCGGGAGATCGAAAAACGAACGGGATGGTCCAAAAACGCCATTGTCGGCAAGGCGCATCGACTCGACTTGCCTGCGCGTCCGTCCCCGATCAAGCGCGGCGAGCCCGGCGCGGAACCGAAGCCGCAGCCGCAGCCGCCGAAGCGAGCGGGGAAGTCCACTCTGCCGCCACTGCCACCGCTGCCGCCCGCGCCGCCGTCGCCAGCCCCACTGCCGCCACCCGTGCATCACCCCCCCCCACCCGCGCCCGACAACCCCGTGGCGCCCCCGCTGCGCTGGCGCGGCCGCATCGAGGAATGTTGCTGGCCGATCGGAGAGCCTGGCAGCCGCGGATTCCGCTACTGCGACGCGCCGACCGAGCCTGGACGCCCCTACTGCAGCGAGCACTTCAACCTGTCGCGCTTGTCTCGCAAGACGCTCGAACGCGAGATCGTGCCGGTGCGCGAGGTCGAATCCTACGCGGGCCAGCATCGGGTGGTGGTGCCTCCCGCCACCGGGCTGTCGGGACTGGTGGCCGCGGTCAACAAGCACCGACGCGCCAAGGGGCTTGTCCCCTTCGCTGTGCGCCAGGGGGTGGGCTGATGGATGCGGCACAGAAGCGGCTGGCGCGCACGAAGCTCTGGCGCGACCAGCCGTGTCCGTACTGCGGCATCGGCATGTGGTGGCCCAGCAAGGATGCCACCCGCGACTCATCGCGCGAGGCCACGCTCGACCACATCGTGCCGCGGTCTTGGGGCGGCAGCCACGCCGTCGAGAACCTGCGGCTGTGCTGCAAGCTGTGCAACGCCGGGCGCGCGGTGACGGGCGACTGCCCGGCTGCTCTGGCCTGCGTGCGCGCAGTCATCGGGCGGCGACCGCTCGGCGTGATCGCGGAGATCTGGTGCGCATGGACCGGACGACGCACCAGGCGAGCAAAGCAGGCTGCACGACGACGCGAGAAGAAGAAGCGCCAGCGCGCAGCCGGATCGCTAACTCCACCATCACCAAGGGATTCGCAGCATGAGCGGACCATCGACTATCCCCACCATCACAATCTGGCAGCCGTGGGCCACCCTGATTGCGGAGGGTGCCAAGCGGTTTGAATTTCGATCGTGGTGTCCACCGGCTCGCTTGTGGAACACGCGCATCGGGATCCACGCTGGAGCGCGACCGACGCGCAAGGATGAATTGAAAGGCATGCTCCTGGCGCTGCAGCACGGCGAAGCGTCCTGGATGGCCATGCAGCCTGCGATCGCGATCCCGATCCTAGAGCGCGCATTGCAATCTCCAACGGTGCTGCCTCTGTCGTCTGTGGTCTGCACTGCGCTGATGGGCAAGCCGAAGGTCAACGCCGACCTGGCCGCGGCCCTGGGCGTGGATTTCGTCAACGACTCCGACCGCAATCAGCACAGCAATTGGGGCTGGCCGCTGTCGGACGTGCAGCGCCTCGAGCCGCCGGTGCCTGCCCGCGGGTCGCAGGGCTGGTGGAACTGGAACCCGGGAGCCTCCCATGGCTGAGCACAGCACCATCGAGTGGACCGACCACACCTTCAACCCGTGGGTGGGCTGCACCAAGATAAGTCCCGCTTGCGATCACTGCTACGCCGAGGGCTGGGCCAAGCGTACAGGGCAGGCACACCTCTGGACCGGCGATCGCCGCCGCACCAGCGAAGCCTATTGGCAGGGGCCGCACAAATGGAATGCGCGGGCCGAGCGCGAGGGACGGCGCTACCGCGTGTTCTGCGCCAGTCTCGCCGACGTGTTCGACAACCAGGTGCCGCCCGAATGGCGCGCCGACCTATTCGACCTGATCGCAGCGACGACGCATCTGGATTGGCTGCTGCTGACCAAACGTCCGCAGAACATCCTCAAGATGCTGCCTGATTGGTGGTGTGCTGGCAGTCACATGGGGCCGCCGTGGAACGTGTGGCTGGGCACGACGGTGGAGAACCAAGCGGAAGCCGACCGCCGCATCCCGCACCTGCTGTCGGTGCCGGCGAAGGTGCACTTCCTGTCGTGCGAGCCGCTGCTGGGGCCGGTGGACCTGGACTGCGTTCCTTGGCCTCCGGGCTGGGATCGGGGCGTGGATGACATCAGCGACGGCATCGACCCGCTTGGTTACATGCCAGGCCCTCGCATCGGCTGGGTCATCGCCGGCGGCGAGAGCGGCCCCAACGCGCGGCCGATGCACCCCGATTGGGCCAGGAGCCTGCGCGACCAGTGCGCGGCGGCTGGGGTGCCGTTCTTCATGAAGCAATGGGGGGAGTGGGCGCCGACTTCACCGCCGGAAGGACATTGGCACGGCAGGGCAGCGGAAGCCGATCCGAAGCGGTTCCTGTGGGCCGATGGTTCATGGAGCCGAGCCATCGGCAAGGCCCGCGCTGGCCGCCTGCTCGACGGCGTGGAGCACAACGGGATGCCGGGCCAATGAGCGCGCAGGCATATCCCCTGGCGTGGCCGCCCGGCTGGCCACGCACCCAGGTCCGCAGCAAAGGCGCATACCGCACCAGCATGGCCGGTGCGCTGAAGAACCTGCGCACTCAGCTGCGGCTGCTGTGCGGCGACAAGGCGGTGGGCACGCTGGTGCTGAGCAGCAACGTCAGCCTGGGGGTCGACAACCCCAAGGATCCTGGCGTCGTGGCGTACTTCACCTGGGACGGCGATGCCTTCGCTATACCCAACGACCGGTGGCTTCTGCCCGAGCACAACGTGCAGGCGATCGCGCTGACGATCGAGGCGATGCGCGCCATGGAGCGGCACGGCTCCAAGCACATGATCAAAGCCAGCTTCCGCGGGTTCACCGCCCTGCCAGCGGCGACGGCCGGCCAGCGGCACTGGCGGGAGGTGCTCGGATTGCCGCAGGGGTGGGTGCCCACGCGACGCCACCTGGAGGAAGTGCGACGCCAGCTTGCCCTGGCCAACCATCCCGACCGGGGCGGAAGCGAAGCCCGCATGTCCGAGATCAACGCGGCCTTCGACCAGGCCGTGAAGGAGCTCGGGCTGTGAGCCGCCGCAAGATCACCGACGAGCAGGTGGCCCAGGCGATCGCATGGCGCGAGGCGGGGCGGTCGGTGCAGTGGATCGCCAACCGCCTAGGCGCCGTGTCGAAGGGCGCGCTCTCCTGGCTGTTCCTGAAGGAAGGGGTCGAGAGCCCGCGCACCGCCGGCAAGGTGATGGAGTTGCGGGGCAAGAACGCGGCCGGCTCGGTGGTGCGACGCGGCGATCACGAGGTGCGCCGGTTCAGCGCGCAGGAGGATGCGGAGCTGCTGCGCCTGGCGCGCGAAGGGCTGGGCAACAGCGCGATCGGCCGCGCCCTGGTGCCGCGCCGCGCGCCGAACGTGGTCGCCGGGAGGCTGATGACCCTGGCGCGCCGCGACGCACGCCGCGAAGAGGCGCACACGCCATGACCGAGCGCCCCTGGGTCTTTGCTCCTGGCATGCAGTGCCCGGCCACAATGTGCCCGCTGGTGGCGCCCAACGGCTCGCCGTGGACCGGCGAATATGCCGGCGCCTGCCCTGGCCACGACGATCTCGATGCCGGGGGATGCCCGTGGTGGAGCGGTGGCTGCTCGACCGGCGGCGTGCAGGGCCAGGTGGAGGAAGCCGCGGCGGCTGGTGGCCGCGCGATGATCCTTGGCCCGAACCGCCCGCGCCGCGCCGGATTCGGCGAAGCCAAGACCTACGACTGCCCGCACGCCGAGGTGTGCCGCTGCAGGAGATCGCGGCGGCCGAGGGGCGCGCGCTCTGCCCGCCTCGCGATGCCCTGGCGCGCGGGATGGATCCGCGCGTGACCCTGTTCTGACCCGGGAAGGAGATCCCCATGAACGACACCACGCAGCAGCCCGAGGAATGGGCCAAGGTCGAGATCTTCGGCCACCGCCAACACGTCGGTCGCATCAGCGAGGTGGAGCGGTTCGGCACGAAGATGCTGCGCATCGACGAGCCCACGGCCGATCCCGATGTGTTCACCACGCACTTCTATGGCGGCGCCAGCGTGTTCTCGATCTTGCCCGTGACCGAGCAGGCCGCGCGCGAGTGGGTGGCACGGTACCGGTACGTGCCGCTGCCGCGCCCTGCCCTCAGCGTCGAGGGCGGCGATCTGGACGACGATCGGCCGTTCTGATGCCCGACAACCCCACCGGCCCGATCCGCCACTATGCGCCCGGCTACCGGCCGCCGCCGAGGGCTGGCAGCCGCAACCCACCGCAGGTGCAGAACCCGCCCTATCCCAACCGCAACGCCAAGAACCGGGCCAAGCGCGCGCGTCGCCGCGCGCGTCTCCTGGCCGCAGCACAGCAACAGGACCAGCAGCCATGACCGATCCCCACCCTTTGCTTCCAGCCGCGCTGGGCTGGCAGCCAGCCGCCACCGCGCCCGAGACTACGGAATGGGTGCAGCTGGGCTATCCGCCGGATCGCAGCAGAGAGCCCACCATCATCGTCGCGCACTTCGCCCAGGACATGTCCGGCGAGGAACAGCCGCCCTTCAGGGGGTGGTTCCGGGCCAACCTGGGCTACGGTGGGCGGGTCTATGGCTTCTCCGGGCTGCCGGCGGGCTGGGTGGCCTGGCGCCCGCTCTGGCCGATCGACCGCGTCACCGCGGAGGCCGCGCACCAGGCGCGCGTGGTCGACCTTCTGGAAGCGAACGACCGCGGCGTGCTGCAGCGTCGCAAATTGGCGGATCTTCTCGCCCAAGCCGTGGCGCATGTGTTCGACGAAGCCGAGCGCGGGCGGTTGGAGCACGAGGCGCGGATGGTGATGACCAGCGCTCCTCTCTGCACGCATGCCGACGCCATGCTTGATGCGGTTGCCGCGTACGAGGCGCATGCCAGCGGCTATCCGGTCGACAAAGCGTCTCTGCATTCCGCGATCATCGCTTTCATGGTCGCCAAGACCGTAGGGCGTCGCCATGAGTAAGCGCGGTCTGTGCCTGGCGCTGCCCTGGTGGCGCCGCTGGCTGGCCCGCTGGCTATGTCCTGAGCCATGCCGTCCTGGCTACCATTCCTGGGTTTGCGATCGCTGCGGGAGGACGTTCGATGACTGACGCCACATGTCCGCAGTGCGACGGCACAGGCACCCTGGCCGGTTTCGTCGACGGCTTTCGGCAGGGCCGACGCTATGGCGAATTCCGGCGGGACATTGTCTGCTTCACCTGCAACGGCTTGGGCAAGATCCCGCAGCACCAGTTCAACTGGATGGAGGAGGGGCGCGTCCACATGCAGCAGCGCAAGGAGCGCGGCGAGTCCATCTTCGCCGCGGCTGCTCGGCTCAACGTCTCGGTGGCCGACCTGTCGGCCATGGAGCACGGCCGCCAGAACCCCGCCAGGCTGCACAGGGACCAGGACGATGGCTGACCATATTGCTGACGCCGGCAAAATGGTGCCGCAGCGCGTGCAGCTGCGGCGCACCCCTGGCTGGCGGATGCCGCCCAACACCGTGAAGGTCGACCGCACCACGAAATGGGGCAACCCCTTCGTGCCCGGCAAGCCGGGCGGCGTCTACACCGCCATGGTGATGAATCGCCGGCACGCGTGGCAGCTGTTCCGCTCCGTCGCGCTCACCACACCGGCCATGCGGGAGGCTGCCCAGGAACTGCGCGGCAAGAACCTGGCGTGCTGGTGCCCGCTGCCCGGGCCGGGCTTCGACGACGAGTGCCACGCCGCGGTCTGGCTCGAGCTCGCCAACTCGACGCTGCGCTGTGACGCAGCCATCGCCCCATCATCTTTGCCGGCCTCCGATCTTGATGGGACTCCCACACGCCACCACACGAAAGAAACGCCCCATGCCTGACATTCCCCCCGCCAGCATGGCGGGATCCACCCGCACCATCGCGCGGCTGTTCCCGATCGGCCAGCGCGACGGCGCGCCGATGCTGGTCGCGGTGTGCGACGACGGCTCGATCTGGCAGCTGGACCAGCGCGGTGCATACAGGGAGTGGGAGCAGCTGCCGGGGATCCCCGGCGTGGGCGGGGCGGCTTAAGTGCCGCGGGTGATGCGCGGCGACTACACGGTGGGCGAAGGCAAGCACGCCAGCCGACCGCGCTCCGTCGAGCAAGCCTTGGCGCACGCGCAGGCCACGGCGCGTCGCCAAGGGTTCACAACGCGCGTGTTCCGCGCCAGCGACGGCGCTCATATCGCCAGCGTGCATCCAGACGGCAAAATCGACCTGACATGGGAAGGATCGATAGTCGCCTGACTGCGTCGTTTTCGACTGGATTGCTGCTGGCAGCGAAGCTATAAAACCCCTGCCACGGCAATTGTGCCGAGCAGGAGAGCAGCCCCGATGATCATCCTGACCTATCGCCAGCCGGTACGCCTCGCCGCCTGGGCCGATGACGCCTTCGCCGAGGTCTTCACCGTGCGCGGCTACGCCACGGTGCACGGCATGAACCCCGAGGACTACGAGACGATGGCACGCGCCAATGGCCATGTCCTGGCCGGCACCATCTACAGCGGCGGCGCCCTGGTCAGTGACCGCGCCACCGCCAAGCGCCTCCTGGATGCCCGTCGCGCAGCCGCTGCCGCCGCGGTCACCCTGGCGCCTGGGCAGGTGGTCGAGATCGACGGTCGCCCCTACGAGGTGCGAGTGCCGCAGGGCAACGACCGCCGCTACCCGGTGAACAGCGACCCGATCCACTTCAAGCCGGTCTGGAAGCTGGACCTCGAGGGGATCGACGACGCCCTGCGCGACGACGCCGATCGCCGCGCCATGGAGGCGCAGTGCTTCCCGAACAGCAGGGAGGGCTGAGCCATGGCGACGAAACGCGCAATCGCCAACCGGGGCCGCACGGACGGCATCTACTGCCACCGGTGCGGCGAACGCCTGGACGAGGCCAAGACCCGGTGGCTGGTGCTCTCCTGCGCCGATGGCCGGTTCTATGCCACCGACGCCGAGGCCGACGCCACCGGCTGCAACCAGGGCGGATTCGCCTTCGGCTCTGCGTGCGCCAAGCGGGAACTGGCCGAGACGAAGAAGGCGGAGGGCTGACCGATGGCCGACGCCCCCTCCCTACCCAGGCTGATCATGCGCACGGTGCCGGCGACTCCGGTCTGCCCGGAGTACCGCGCCCTCTGCGTCGACACCGGCGCGCGGCCACCGCCGCAGGTCGCCGAGATCGACGGCCGCCGGTGCTACCCGGTCTCCTGGGAGGCCATCTCGCGCCGGCAGCAGGGCCGCACCTCCTACACCGTGGTCTTCGTGCGCTGGCTCGACGACGGCACCGCCGGCCGGCTCACCAGCACCGAATGGGCGCGCAAGGCGAAGACGCCAAAGCCACTGCCGGGAGATCCGACATGAGCCCCCAGGCATACGCGCAGCCCCAGGCGCAGCCCACCGAGAAGTGCCGCCCGCCCGCCGACACGCCGGCGGGCGCGATCGCCTACCTCACCAACGGCGCCGTCGATATCCCCTACCGCTGGAGCGGCCGGCGCTGGATCTCGACCTACATCCAGGACCGATCGCACACGCCGTCCGAGCTGGCCCGCCGCGGTTGGTGGTTCGACCGGGTGGTTGCCACACCGTCCGCAGAAGGAACGCCGACATGAACCCGCGTGATGTGCCAGAGGAATGGGTGATCGCGTTTCGCGCAAAGCTGGAGGAACACGCCGGGCGGCTGGGCGGCCCTGGCAACCTTCACGAAGCGATCCGCCACGCCCTCGCCGACGTGCTCTCGTTGGCCGAGCCGGCGATCAGGTCGTGGGAGCGAGAGACCGTCGCCGTCCGGTTCAACATGGTGAAGGCGTTTACAACCGAGGCCAGCGACACAGCGTTCCTCACCAAAGCCGCGGCATTCGTCCGCACCGGGGTTTACGTCGCCGCTGAAAGGAGCGCGCCATGACCATCCACGTCGCGCACAGGGGTGACCTGGCGGGCCTCCGGCCGGTGAAGATCGACGGCAAGCTGGTGGGCTGGTGCCGACAGGTGGCGCGCCGCGATACCGCCGGCACGCAGGTGCGGTTCTACCTGCCCGGCGACACCGTCGCATACGCCACTTTCGAGACGGTGAAGGATCTCCGCGCTGCGCTGCCGCGCGTCCTGGCGGAAAATGCCTGACAGCGCCCGCCAGGCGCCCGTGTGGCGGCCTGGCAGGCGCGGGGCTATCAGCCCCCGACAGGGTCGCCCGGCGGCGCCACAGGCGCCCTGGGGCGCGCCACGGGCGCGGGTTCCGGTTCCGGTGCCGGCTCGCTGCGACGGACCGCGTTGCTGATCTCGATCCAGACCTCTTCGCCGGCAGCCAGCGCCGCGTCGATCTGCTCCAGCAGCCGGTCGTATGCCGGCTGGCTGTCCGTGACGCCCTGCGCGTTGTGGCCGAGCCCCGGCAGGATGCAGCCCTCGGTGTGCTTGTGCGTATTGCCAGGGTGGATGCGGATGCCCTCGAAGTCCTGCACGCCGACCAGCAGCGGCATGCGGACCGGCCGCCCCGCGATGCGCGTGAAGCGTGGCGACACGCTGACGATGATCCGGTAGCGGCCAGCGGGAATGGCAGTCTCGCCCGGCACCTTCACGCCCGGCTCGCGCACCACGTCCTCGCAGGTGTAGCAGTCGAAACGACCGTCGACGTGCAGCCGTCCGAGGGTCCATCCATTGGCGCTGGCTTCGCGGCGCAACGACAGCAGCATTGGTTCAGGCTCCTGCGATGGTCAGGGACAGCCCCGCGCCCAGCGCCATGCCGGAATAGAATTCGGCCAGCGCGGTCGGCATCGGGATCCAGCGGGGATAGGGGGTGTCGACGTGCTTCCAGAAGCCCATCCACCGGATGTCAGGGCACGCGATCGCTGCGGCCCACCACGCGGGCGCGCGCAGGGCGCCGGCCAGCACCAGCCACCAGGGACTCATGCCCAGCGCCCACGCGCAGAGCGCCAGGGCGCCGCAGGCGATCACCCCGTTGATGGCCAGCCCGATCGTGTCGATGACGTTCCTCGCCTCCATCACCGACTCGTTCTGGCCGTCTGGTTTCTTGAACCGGATGAAGGGGGGATGCCACAGGTAGCGGGGGAAGCCCCACGTGGTGCCGACGAAGGTTGCCACCGCGGCCGCAGGCACCACCCACCACGCCAGCTGCGGCGCCAGGCTCGCGCCCCACGCCAGCGCCGCCACGGATCCGGCCGCGATCGCCGACTGCACCGCGCGCGCCACCCCGGTGCCGATATCGACGCCGAGCCACTGGCTGAGCAGGCCGCCGGCGAAGCGCCGTCCGAATCCGTTCGCCAGCCCGACCGCCACCACGACAGCCGGGATCAGCATGTCAGCTGCGGTCATGGGCTGCGTTCCTCGCGTTCCTGTCGTCGACCACCGCGCCGCCGATGTATGCGCCGAGCATCGAGCCGGCCAGCGCGATCAGCGCCATGACCACCTGCACCGCCATGGCGTTGTCGCCGTGGCGCTCGACCATCCACACGACGCCAGCCGCGCAGCTGACCAGCGTGGCGTCGATGCGTCGCCGGCGACGCGTCCATGTGCCGGGCGGACTCGGTCCAGGATCATTTGCCATCGAAAAGCTCCTTCACATGGCGCAGGCGGTTGCGGCAGTCCTCGCCGGCCGCCGCCATGTCCACCACCCACAGGGCCAGCGACTGGTCATCAGCGGTCGGTGGAGGAGGCGGGGGCGCGGCCTGGCACGCCAGGAGCAGCGCCGGCACCACCTGGCGCACCATGACCGCCTGGGGATCCCCGCAAGCCGTCGAGAGCAGCAGCCATGGCAGGGGAAGCCACGCAGGCATTCGTGACCGGGACACGGATGATCCTCTCGCGGATGGTGGCGGCAGCCGCCAGCTGCTGCCGGTGCTCTTCTTCGACCTCGGCCAGGCGCGCCATGGCGAGGCGCTGGTCCTCAATGCGCTGGGCCGCAACCTGCGCGTCGAGCTTGGCCTGGTATTCGGCGCGGATGGCGGGGTCGTGCAGCAGCACCAGCCACGCCCAGAACGCCGCGCCCGCCACCGCCAGCACGCCGGCGCCCAGGGCGGGCGACAGCAGGGCGGGCGGGATCACCGGGGCGACTGCCGCGGCGGCGCGCCAGCCCCGCCCAGCGCCGCCCTGGGCGCGTTACCGGGGGCGCTGCAGCGCAAGGTCCACCTGCTTCTCGATCCGGTCGATCGCGCGAAGGATGGCGGTGACGTTCGTCTTGACCGTCGCCAGGTCGGTCTGCAGCTGGGTTTCGGTGCGCTGGTATTCCTTCGCCGCCTCCTTGATGCCGCGCACGTCCTCGCGCACCAGCACGATGTCGCGCTTGGCCAGCAGCAGCTCCTCGTTCACGCGGCCGGCCCACAGCAGGTGCGCAGGAATGCCCGTCAGCACCAGTGCCAGCAGGATCGGCACGCCGACGCGACTGGCCGCCGCCCAGAGCGCGCTCTTGGCGATATCCGTCGCTCGGTCGAGAACAACCTTGGGCATGCGCAACGTCATATCACCGTGCTCCCCTGGGGCCAACCATATGCAGACAGCCGCGTGCGATTTGCATGGCGGGCTAGATCGTGACGATCCAGGTGTACTGGAACGGCAGCTGCAGCGCGCCGCCATCGACGGCTGCCTTGAAGATCGGCGCGAATTCGAGCGGCACGTATGCCTCGTAGACCGTCTCGATCGCGTTGAATGGCTGCTCGTTGAAGCCGTGCAGGTTGAAGACGGCGCCCCCCGTCACCGTGCGCAGCCCCGAGAGGATGCGGATGTCGACCTGGCGGTCGGTTCCGAACCCGATGGAGATCTGGTAGGTTTCATCGATGCCGGGATCGGTGCCGTTCTCGCCCACCAGGAAGCGCATGATGCGGCGCTTCAGCCAGCGCACCGAGAACTGCCGCCCGTCGCCCTTGTAGAAATTCCAGGTCAGGATCCGCTTCAGGACGTCGTCCGTGGTGGCGTAGAATTCGGTCGGCTGCACGGTCCCGATGGCATTGAACGGCAGCGAGTTGAATTGGAGGGTGTTGTAGGGCCCCAGGTTCTTGTTGACGCCGCTCGGCAGGGTCGGCCGCGGCTGGCCGTAGAGCCCAAGCGCCACCCAATCCAGCAGCGCGCCGACGATCAGGTCGCCGGTGTAGACCGGCAGGTTGATCGCCCGGAACCAGTCCATCAGCTCGAGGCTGAGCGCATTGTATGCCTCGACGAATGCCTGCAGATCGTCGTCGTCGTTGTACTGGATGTAGAGGTAGCTCGGGATCGTGCCCGGCCGGTATGCCGGCCGCGTCCATGCCAGGTCGTAGAGGATCGGTGGCGCGCGCATGTAGCCGGTGCGCACGCCGACCTGAATGCCGGTCAGAGGCACCTCGGTGAGGTTGACGTTCGGGGTCAGCGTGCCAAGTCCGACGCCGACCTGGATTCCGGTCAGCTGCAGCGTCACGCTGGCCACTGGGGTCAGCACGCCCAGGCTCACCCCGACCGCGTTGCCAGTCAGGGCTGCGGTCACGTCCACGACTGGCGTCATCGTGCCCAGCTGCACGCCGACGTTGATGCCAGTCAGTTCTGGCGGGGGCGATGCCGCCAGCACCGTCCAGTTGCCCCCGTTGAGGAGGGGATAGGACGCGGTGCCAGCCGACTGCGCGCCGGCTGTGCCCCCGTTCAGAAGGGGGTATTGCTCGGCCATCTCAGCTCACGATGGCCATAGGATCGATGTAGACCGCGGTCGGCGTGCCCTGCGAATCCAGGTAGTGGACGTAGACCGCCATCCACCCTTCCTGCTCGGGCGTGACGGTCAGGGCCATGCTGAAGCGCCAGCCGGCGCGGAATGCCGCGGTGCCGTCCGCAATCGTGTCGCCGTCGACTGCCGTGGCGTAGCCCGCCGGCTCGCTGCCCGCGGTGGTGCCGCTGGTGGTGCAGAAGAAGAGGCGCCCGGGATTGGACGCGACCTGGAAATACTGCCCGGCAGTGTATGCGGTGGAATCCGCGCGCGCCGAGGCGGTGCCCGTCCAGTCCTGAGCGGCGGGCGTGACGGCGGTCGGCGACGCCGGCATGAGAGGACCGGGGCCCCCGCTGCTGACGAACAACCCAGGATCCACGGTCGCGCCGATGTATTGCACCTCGAGGAAGACGATCGCATTGGTCGGCAGCGCGGTCTTGTTGCCGATGCCATAGACCGTGACCACGCGGGATCCGCCGACCGTGGTGTTCCAGAAGAAGATCGGCGGCGTGATCGGGTGGTACTGCCAGGTCGGCGCACCGTTGGCGGTCGACGAGGCCGAGATCAGCCATGAGTAGGGATTGCCGCTCCCCGCCTCCGCGCCGCCTGCGCGATAGATCTGCACGTCGCTGGTGATGCCGCCATTCGCTGCCATGGCGCCGTAGACCGCATTCAGCACCAGGTTGCTGCCGGTGTCGTCGCTGCCGATCATCGCCAGGCGCTCGCTGCGCGCGCGCGTGCGCAGGTTGGTCGCCAGGACGGTGCTGGCGCCGAGCTTGCAGCCGCTGACCAGCACATCGCCAACGAAGGTGTTCGCGCCGGCCGACGTCTGCATGATGTTGCCGTTCAGCCCCGACAGGTCGACGCCAATCAGCGCCGCACGCATCGGCTGGTTGTCGATCAAGAGGTTGTTGGGCGACGTGCCCTGCACCGCGTTCGGCGTGTTCAGCCAGGTGAACGCGGAGCCGCCGGTGGTGATCGAGATGCCCTGGCCCGCTGCGCCGAAGGAGATGGGCGTGTTGATGAGGGTCAACTGCATCACGACCGAGGTGACGCCCAGCGAGATCCGCGACGCGGCCGCCGTGGTGCCGAGCGCGAGCGAGCAGTTTTCCATGGTCACGGAGCCAGATGCCGCGGTCGAGCCGATCACCAGGCTTGCGGCGCTGGCGCCGGTCCCGATGCTGAAGTCCACGCCGTAGAAGTAGCCGGTGCGGCTCAGCGCGACCTGCGTGTTGCCCGTCGTGGTCACCGCGGCACCGGTCGACACCGACGCTGCGGTCGGCGGCAGTGCGGATCCCGCGACCGTGACGCAGACGGTGTAGTTCAGCGAGTTCCAGGTGCGCGCGCTGGTCCAGGTTTCCGAGTGGTCATCCGCCACGAACACGTTGTCGATGCCGCTGGCGCTGCCGCGGCCGCCATTGCTCAGGATCAGATCCAGCGTGGCAGCCGGCGCCGTCCAGTTGCCCGCGCTCTGGTACGCTTCCTGGCCTGTGCATTCGGTCCAGACCACGGATCCGTCGTTGGTGGTGCCGTTCAGAGTCAGCGTCCATGCCGGCTCGCTGCCGCCGGATGTGCCGCCAGTCGAGCACCGGAAGCAGCGCTCGTTGCCGGCGGTCGGCGCGGCGAGCTGGCGCACGATCTGGCCCACCGAGTAGGCCGTGCTCGCCGCCCACTGCGCCACGGCCGCATAGCCGACGCTCGACACATACCAGTTGGCCATGGAGGCGCTCCTTCAGCCGCGGCAGCCGCGCTAGGTGACCTCGATCAGCGCAGTGCCCGCGGCATCCACCGGCATCGTCAGGGAGAAGTTGCCCGCGACGATCGTCTGCGTCCCGAAGGTGAACGAGCCGACCGTGTTCTTGCCCGCTGCCGTGTCGTTGTACATCAGGCAGCAGTCGAAGGGACCGATCGTCACCCCGGTCCATGCCAGCGAGGCGCTCGGCGTCACGATGGCCGACGTGCCGTCGATCGAGGGCGGGTTGGCAAAGGTGAACGTCTCGCCGCCGGCAGTGTAGCCAGCGCCGGTCACCTCGCCCGTGGCCGTGTATGCCGCCGTGCTCGGACCGATCGTCGCGCTGGTCAGATACAGCGAGCCCTTGAAGGTATCGGGGGTGGTGCCGGCGCGGATGACCGTGGTGCCGAAGGCCATCAAGCCGTTCAGCAGGTCGCGCTTGAAGGTGATTGCGGCACCCTGAGTGTTGGCCATGCGGCTCTCCTGTCGCTATGCCCGCGCGCTGGCATTGAGCACCAGGCGCGTCTTGATCTGCATCCGGCAGTCGCGGCGCACCAGCTCGCGCGTGGTGATGACCCGGTACTCGTCGTAGATCTCCACCGCGCGCGCGTCTTCCCTGCGCCCCTGGCTATGCGCCAGCGCCGAGCGCGGCATGTAGCCGTAGATGGTCCAGACGTGGCTGGGGGTGTCGGGGTGGCCGTTGTTGATCTGCATGGTCATGCTCCTGCCTGCGCCACGCGCACATTCCAGATCTGGATGAACGCCCTCTCGCCGACGCCCGGCGACTCGACCTGCATCTCGATCCGCAAATACACGGTGGAATTGGCAGTCACCCCGGCGAGGGAAAGCGTGAAGCTGAGGATTGTGATCGGCCCGATGAGGGGAACCATGTTGACGCTGGGCGGCGTCGCGGTGATGAAAATCGGATCTTCGGCGCCATAGTCCTGGGGCACCACCGATGCCGTCACGCCGAGCGTGCAGGAAGGCAGCGTCGTGTCGCTGTTGCACTCGGCTGCGATCTGGACGGTCAGAGAACCCGAGTCGATAACAGCCTGGGAGACCGGGATGACCCACGTAGCGATGCCCGACCAGTTCTCTGCGTTGCTGTTTTCCAGCAGCATACGGACGTCGCCGTTGCCGGTGTCCCACGACAACCCAGGTCGACCATCCCCCATCTCAGATGCGTTGATCGGCTCGCCATATTCCGCTAGCGACGCGCCCAAGTCCAGCATCATGTCCAGCACGCTGCTGCCGCCACTGCTCGGGCCGGGGAAGATCGGCATGGCTCAGCCCTCGATGATGGTGACGGTGACGTCCGACGGCGCGTTGAAGCTGATCGGGCCGCTCGGCACCACAGTGCCGCTCTCGTACGAGCCGCCCGCGGGGATGGTGTAGAGCCCCGGTTCTCCCGGCAGCGGATCCGTGTCGTCGCCCAGGAAGTTGAAGTAGACGATCACCGAGGTCTGCGCTTGGATGAACAGGTAGCGCCGGTTCGGGTTGGCCGGCACGACGTTGAACTGCGGCACGCCCGCCAGCAGGCTTGCGGTGTAGTCGGTCGGGTTGAAGCCGGTGTCGCCGGGCTGGTTGGCGATCCAGACCGGAATCGCGCCCCCGGCGTTCGACTGGTTGTTCGGGAACCCAGGCATCACGTGCTCCTTACGAGTAGAAGCTGATCAGCAGGAAGCCCTGCTGGCCGTCGCCGCCGTCGCGCGCGGTCACCTGGCTCTCGGTGTTCAGGCCACCGCTGCCGCCCGTGCCGTAGCCGGTGCCGGCCACGCCATCGGCGCTGGTGCCGGCCTCGCCGCCCCCGGTGCCGTAGGGGGTGTTCGCGCCGGTACCGGAGAAGCCGTTGGTGGGCGCCAGGCCGATGCCGACGCCGCCAGCGTCGCCAGCCGCGAGGAACAGCGCCGTGCCACCGCTCTGCGAGGCCAGCGCGCCTTGCGCGCCGCCGCCGATCGCGGCGGGGGGCGTGAACGCCGCGCTGCCGGGCCCGCCGCCGCCGCCCGGGAAGGTGATGGTGCCGAATGTGCCCACCAGGGTGGTGCCCTGCCCGTTCGAGCCATTGCCCGACGACACGCCATCGATGCCGCCGGCGCCGCCAAGCCCGATCGTCGCGGTCAGCGACGCGATGCCGCTGGTCACCAGCACCTTGCCGAATCCACCCGCGCCGCCGCCGCCGCCCATGGAGAACTCGCCGGCCGAGGTTGCGCCGGCCGCACCGCCGCCACCGCCGCCGCCCACGCCTTCAACGATCATCGAGTTGGCGCCGGCCGGGACTGTCACCGCTCCGCTCGCGGTCACCACCTGCACCTCGAGCAGCCGGCCGGGGTTGTCATCAGGCTGCACCAGCCCCTGCATCGTGCCCGCGGTGTTCAGATGCGCTGCGATATCGCCGGCCGTCCACGCCAGCGCGGTGGTGCCTTCCTGAGCACGAACGATCGTCAGCGTGTCGCTGGCGCGGCCGGTGACGTGCACGATCTCCTTCAGGATCCCGGTTGCGGCATCCGTGAAGGTCATCACGAAGTATTCGTCGGCGCCGGGGTTCGGGAACAGGGCACCAGTCCCTGGCGCGAGATTACAGGTGACCGCGACGTTGCTGATTGAGCCGGCCAGCGTCGAGGTGGCATTGTTGGCGAAGAGGATGATGGCCACGCGCGTCGTCTCCCGCGGTTCCGCTACGCCCCCTTATACCGGGAGCGGCCAGACTGCATAGGGTTTTGCAGTCTGCGGAGCGGCGGCGTCAGCCCTGGGTGATGTCGATCCTGGTGCTGTCGGTGTAGAAATAGCTCTCCGGGTCGCCTTCGATGATGCCCGTGCCGGCGATTGGCGAGACGCCCACCCCATTGATCGAGACCGCGAACACCATGCGCGTGAGCTGCTCGGGCGGCACCAGCGACGCCACCGCCGCCTGGAAAGCCGTCTGCATCTCGTAAAGGTTCATCGGCTGGCCCACCACCACGTTCATCACGTAGTCGACCAGTGCCGGCGAGCCCAGCTGTGCGACCGCGGCCGGCGGCACCAGGTTGGGGCTGGTCGTGTTCCAGGTGACCGAGATATCGACCAGCTGCTGCGGCGGCTGGACGTAGCGGATGACGTAGCTGTCGGGGAAGTCGTAGATGCTCACTTCCTGGTTCCGGTCGTTCGGCGTGCACACGCCCCCCGAGACATATGCGCCGAAGCCGGTCGTATCGACGCCGATCGAGAAGCTCTTCTCGTCGATCACCGTGGCGGTATAGGTGTTGCCGTTGACCTCGGTCATGCCGACCACGTCGTCGAGGGTGACGTCATCGCCCGTGGTGTAGCCATGGTTCAGGTCGGTGGTGACCACCCCGGGGTTGTCCTGGCTGATATCCGTCACCGCGATCGTGCTGCCGACCAGCGACGAGACGTCGAAGAGCGAGATGAAGATGGCATAGGCCACCTGGTAGGGGTCGCCGCCGCCGCAGATGACCTCCCACCCGCTGCTCTGCTGGCGCACCGAAACCAGCCGCGCCTGCACGCCTTCGACCGCCTGCAGCGCGGTGCGCAGCGCGCTCGGCATGCCCTGGCTGACCGCCCGGCCTGCCTGCAGAACCTGCGCGCGGTATTGCTCCGCGGTCTGCGCGCCGGTGCCCGGCAGCCCGGCTTCGGGGTTGGTGACGGAGAGGGTGACGGCATCCGGCACCGACGTCACCAGCTGCGTCACGGTGCCCGGCGGCACAGCCCAGCTGCCCTGGGTGGTCGCCAGCGCGAAGATGCTGCCCGAGGTGCCGTCCGTGCCGACCACGCCGCCGGTCTGCACCACGTACTGGTATGTGCCGTCCGAGACGGTGAAGCCGGCCGAGATCACGAAGCCGACCGAGCCCGAGAAGACCACCTGCACGCTGGTGGTGCTGTCGCGGCCCAGCGGCACGCCGTAGATGTTGCCCAGCTGCCGCAGCAGGTAGTCGTTCGCCGCATAGGGGGTGAGGCTGTTGACCAGCTCCACGCGCGCCGCATCGGCCAGCGCGATCGCCGCGACGTCGGTGCTGCTGATGTCCTCGATCAGCGAGCCTGGCAGGTTCGCGGTGTATCCGGGGTTGGTCGACGCCACCAGGCTCAGCAGCGCCTGGCGAATGGCCACCGGCGACGTCGGCAGCAGCCCTTCGGGCCCCATCACCGTGGGGAAGATTTCGGTCATATCGGGATCTCCCGCTGGATGCTGGTGCCGTAGTTGGTGACCACGTTGACCCGATAGGTCGGGGTCGGCTCAGGCATCTTGGTGATGATGAGGGAGGCGAAGTAGGACGCGAATTGGCGCTGGGTCTGGAACACGTAGAAGTCGGGGAAGATCTGCTGGATGATCGCCTGCTCGGCCGGGATCCCGTGGTTGGCATAGAAGGGCGACTCGCCCAGGATCAGCTGCAGGCACTGGCACAGCGTGGTCAGGTAGACATAGTCGTTCGCGCCGTTCGGCTGGGTTTCCACCATCTCCCACCGGCGGTTGCCGTCCGCGTCGGGGGGAAGCCGTCCATACGTCCTCATACCGGTGGCCCCGATGTTCCGCCGCCCACTTCGACGCCGCCGTGGCGATGCGTCTTCAGGCTGATGCCGTCTGCTATCACATCGCCGCCGGTGACTGTGACGGTCAAGCCGTTGATCGCCACGCCGCCGGCTGTCACCGCCACCGTCCCGCCGCCGACCAGGATGGTGACCCCGCTCGGCGTGAGCAGCAGCCGCACGGCGCTGTCCTGCGTGCGCAGGGTGACGCCGCCGGGCCCGTAGACCGTGGCCACGTTCCCGTCGACGTTCTGGAAGTCCATGTTGCCGATCGGAGCAAACACCAGCGCGCCCAGGTTGCTCTGGGTGGTGAGGTCGGCCGTGCCGCCGCCCAGCCCCGACACGCCGCCGAGGTAGGCATCGCCGGGGATCACGAAGCCGCGGCAGCCCACCTGGATCGGCGCGCGGAAATACTCGGTGGTCAGCACCGGCATCTTCACCTGCGGCAAGGTGAAGGGGATGGCTGCCATCTCGAATTTCACCGTGACGATCGTGCCGGCCTTGTTGACCGAAGCCACCGTCGCCGGCAGCGCCTTGCCGAGCAGCTGGATGGCGTCCTCTGCCCGTTTGGTGGACAGGTCGTTGAGGCTCTGGCCGAGCGGCTTCTTAATGTAGGAATCAGCCATTGCGCTGCACCGTCGCCTGGAAAGTGGTGACCCACGACAGGCCGCTCGATCCCCGGAACCGGCCCGTGTGCCTGGCGTTGTCGATCTGGAACACGCCGGCGAAGGCATCCCGCGCGCGCGCCTGCGATTGCGACGCCTGCGTCGTCAGGGTTTGCAGCAGCGACAGGTCGGGCGGCAGACGGATGAAGTCTCCGGTCTGCAAGTCGCCGCGCATCACCGTGGTGATCGACAGCCGATCGGCCGCCAGCCAGGTGATCTGGCCGACCAGGTCGTTGAACTCGATCGACCGTGGCGTGGTGCGGGTGGTCGCATCCTGGATGATGAATTCGCGCTCCTTCAGGAAGATGCGCACGCCGGGATAGCCCTCGTCGCGGATGATGCCGCGGCTCACCTCCTGGATGTAGCGCGCGAATTGCAGCGGGGTGCCGTAGAAGCCCGGCTGGTCGTGCTGCAGCTTCAGCCGGTCGCTGATGTTGATGGTGGCGGTGTATCCGGGGAATGCGGTGCGCAGCGTGGCGCGGATGGCGTCCGCAAGCAGCTGCCCGGCCTTCCAGTCGATCGTGAGGTTCACTGGGGTTTCCGGCTTCGTGTTGCCGGCGGTGAAGATGAGCTCGAGCGTCATGTCTGTGCCCGTCCAGTTGCCGAACGCCTGCTGGATCGTGCCCGCGACGAGCAGCCCCGCTTGCTGCGGCTTGGCCAGCGGCAGCCCGCGCTGCATGCCGCCATAGACCTCGATCTCCATGAGGTTGAAGTCGCTGGCCTGCGCGATGGTTTCGAGGTCGACGCCATAGATGCGCACGTAGCCGCCGCCCATCGGGGTGGCGAAGTCGGTCACCGGAATGTCGAAGTCGACTTCGAGGGCGTTGGGCAGCACCCCGCCGGTGGCGCCTTGCGTGCGGAATGACCGCAGCGCCCCGGCAGGCACCGCGGGCCGGCCGCCGGCTGCCGCACGCGCAGGGCGGTTGATGTTGATCAGGTAGTAGCGCACGCGCCCTGCCTCACGGGTCGATCACCTCGAACTGGTTCCGTGCCGGCCGCCAGACCAGCATGGTCGTGGTGTAGTTCGCCGTCAGGCTGATGTCGCGGTCCAGCGGCGAGCCGACCATGGCGATCGACAGCAGCAGCACGGAATCGACCGTGTAGATGTTGGCGTACCAGCGCTGGCCGAACAGGTTCCAGGTGATGATGACCGTGTAGGACTCGCCATCGAGCACGGCGCGGAACTGGAATGGCCCGGTGAGCGTCGGGACGAAGTCGATGAATGTGGTGGTCATATCAGGGGCACCTGCTGGACCGGGAGCAGGGGCGCCGTGAAGCCGCCCTGCTGGATGGCGCCGCCCACCAGGCTCTGCACCGCGGTCTGCACCTGCGCCACGCCAGACGCCAGGGTCTGGCCGATGGTCAGCGCGCCGCCGGTCGATGCGCCAGTGGTCGGCACGCCGCTGGCGATCGCCGCCATCTGCGCGTTCAGCGCTTCCAGCGCATCCTCTTCGGTGATCAGCGGGCGGGTGAAGTCCCACTGGAATTCCGCCTGCACCTGGCGGCCGCTGCTCTGCGTGATGTCGCGCAGGTCGGTCAGCAGACAGTCGGTGTAGATGAAGGCTGGCGTGGCGACGATGTAGGTTCCGCCCGTCGTGCTGTGCAGGTTCAGGGTGGCGCGCAGCGCGCTCATCGTGGCCAGCTTGGTGAGGTAGCCACCCGGGCCGCGCGCGGGGCAGATCATGCGCAGCGAGATCCGCAGGGGGTCCGAGATGATCGCGTTCGCTGCCACGCGCTGGTTGGCGAAGGGATAGTCCCCCACCCGGTTCGAAATCAGGCTGCCGCCGGGCAGCGGCTCGAAGTGCGCGAAGAAGTCGTTGAGCTCGAGGTTCTCTGCCCCGCCCAGGATGCCGCGGGCGAAGTTGATGGACTCGGTCAGCGAGATGATCGGCAGCATGCCGAACGGGATCAGCTGCGTCACCTGGCTCTTGCCGGTCAGGATGATCGGCGAGATCTCGTAGCCGAGCCGGAAGATCTCCTTGCTGACGGAGGTGAACGCGCTGCCGCTCATTGTGCCCTCGCTGCTGCGCCGGTGACGGCCACCTGTGCCCCGGCGGGGTTCTCGATGCGCAGGTCGACGCGGGGCGGCTGGGCGGGCCCCTGGCGGCCTCCGCGCTCCTGCTCCTGGCGCCGCATCCGCTCGATGAGCGGGTCGACCACAGCCGCCAGGTATGCGCGCGTCTCCGCCGGCAGCCGAGGATCGTTGCGCCAGTTTTCGCCGTGGTCCCGCACCGCTCGCTCGACGTAGCGCGGCCCCCAGTTGTAGCCGGCCACGGCTTTCGCCAGGTCGCCGCGGAAGCGCACGAGCAGGTCGGACATGAACGCGCCGGCAGCGGCGCTGGATCGACCGAGATCCAGGAAGTCGTCTCGGCCGGTGCGGGGATCCACCTGCAAGCCGTATTCGCGGCCGGTTTCCGGCATGAACTGGAAGTGCCCCCGCGCGCCGGCGCTGCTGGGCCCCATGCGACGGCCGCGCGCGCTTTCCCGCTGCCAGATGGCGTCAAGCAGTCCTTCCGGCAGGCGATGATACACTTCGGCTGCGCTGACCGGATCATAGCCCTCAGTGCCGATTCGTCGTCCGAGGCGGTCGGCGTCAGGGACACCCCAATACCGCGCGCGACGACGTCTCTCGCGCTCAACAGGATCGTCGAATCCTCCGATCCGGCTGTCGGGAATGTCGGGCGCGCCCGCGGGGCGCGTGTAAGGCACGCCGGCTGGGCCTGCGCCCATCTCTTCCGTCGCGCCGCCCCAGCTGAAGCTGTTGATCCACGCAGCCACCCGCGAAATGGCTCGCCAGACGGACTCCACGGCGGCGCCGAATTTCCTGATGTCTTCCAGGAATTCGTTGCTGCTGATGTAGCCGCCGGCAGCGCGGATCCCTGTGGCGAGCCCGGTGATCGCAGTCCGCATCCCCTCCATCGACATGGCGGTCTTCACCGCCTCCGTGAAGGCATCCGACAGCTTCTCGATTTCGGGCGCCAGGGGCGACAGCGCGTCGAGGAACACGGTCTGGATGACGTTGCTGGCCCGCTCGAATTGCGTGCCGAGAGCCTGCCAGCGCCGCGAGAGCGCATCCGATACCTGCATGCGCCGGCGGTCCTGCTCGACCATCTGCCGGCTGGCCTCGATCTCCTGCACCGTCATCGAGTGCAGGCGCTGCAAGTCCTCCTCGGTGAACACCTCGAGCAAGCCGCGCGCCCGGGCATACGCCAGGGACTGGCCGCCCTCCTCGTAGATCTGCTTCGCGCGCAGGGGCGCCTGGCGTGCCAGGTCGCCGGTGCTGTCGTTGGGGTTCAGCCCCATCGAGATCAGCGCCCACCGGCGGTCCGGGTCGTTCCTGATGCTCGACAGGTTGCCCAGGACGGACCTGGCGTCGAACATCTTCGAGTAGTTCGTCTCGAACGCCCGCAGCTCGCCGGGCCGCAGCCCCATGCCCTGGCTGGCGCGCCGTGTGGCGCCTGCTGCGCTCGCCAGGTTGGATATCCCCCACAGGCCGCCAGCCCCCGCCAGGCCCGCGCCCAGGGCGCCCACGGTGCCCCATTTCAGCATGGACACCGCGGCGTTGCTGAGCCGGCTGCTGATGGCCCCGTAGATGCCCAGGAGCCGGTGCGCGTCCTGCACCGCCATGCGCGTCCAGCGCGAGATGTTGCCCCACGCGCCGGCGGTGTCCCGCAGGGTTCGGTTGTAGGCCTTCTGCCTGTCTGTCGCCTTGTCTGTGGCGGTGATGACCGCCGACAGCGCGTCGGTCTGCGCGTCGATGCGCTCGCCCACGCCCTTGATCGCCTGCTCGATCCGGCCCCATGCCATCGGCAGCCCGTCGACCGCGACGGTGTATTTCTCGAAGTCCTGCTGGAACTTCTTGAACGCCTCGTCGTCGACCTGAACCTGGAAGATGCTGGTGGCCATCAGGATCCCCTGCCGCTGGCCGCGGCGATCAGGTACCGCTGGCGGAACTGGTGGGCGTTCGCGTAGAGATCGAGGCCCGCCTGCATGGCGAATTCAGGCCAGCCCTCGCCCCCCAGCCAGTCGAGCAGTGCGCCTAGGTGGCCGGTGCCGTCGCGCCAGTATTGCCGGTCGCGGTCGACGTCGGCAAGGAAGCGGCGAATTCCGTAGCATTGGACGAGGTAGTCCGCGTTCCCCATAGGTCGCCCGTGCTTTGCAGGATGGCGGTCAGCGTCTCCATCCTGTGCATCGCTGAGAGCACCGTAAAAAAAACGATAGCGCCGATCACCTCCGCCTTTTCGCGCGCCGAGAACGTCCCCTTCTCCAACGCGACCGCCATCGGCACCGACTGCCAGCCGACGTCGCCCGGCTGCACCACGTTCGACAGCCGCACCATCTCGGCCACCAGCGTGCGCTCGACGCCCTCTGCGCCTTCCCACACGCCCATGGTCTGCGCCACGCTCTTCAGCGCCAGGCCGGCCACGCGCGGGCCCGAGATGATCGACAGGCCCTCGGCGTTGATCACCGCGAACGTCTTGGCGATCACCAGCCAATGTGCCTCGAACACCTCGCGCGACAGCGGCGCGACGTGCACGTAGATCTCGCGGCTGCCGCGCGGCACAGGGATGATCATGCAGAGGTTGTCGTCGAGGCGCACGGGCAGCGCTCCGGGCTAGACCAGGTTCCAGAGGGTCGAGTTGACGTTGTAGTAGGCCTGGATCGAGACGACGAAGCCGGCGTCGTCGCCGGCCATGCTCATCTCGCGCACCCCGGTCATGGCCGCGTTGAAGAAGTCGTAGTTGGGGAAGCCGACCGCGTCGGGGATTACCTGCAGCGCGCCCAGCCGCGCGTCGAGCTCCATGCGCTGCTTGTAGAGCGTGGCCAGCTGCTGCGTCTTCAGCAGGTGCAGTGTGACCATGGCGATCATGTACGGCTCCGGGCTGGTGACGGCGCCGGTCATCGTCGGCAGCATCAGCGTGGAGTCGCCCTGCAACGCCACCGAGATCCCGGCCTTGCCCAGGAATGGCGCGGTGACGTTGAGGGTGGGCACGTTGGGGATCACCACCGAGCCGCGGATGCGGTTGAGGGTGCCCTGGTCGACCAGCGGGTTGGCAGCCATCGGCGGTGCTCCTGGTTGGCGCGGCGGTTCAGGCGCTCGGGAAGTCGGTGACGTTCACGTTGAAGATGATCTCCACGAAGCCGCGCGCCGGCGTGTAGGTCACCGAGAGGCCCGCGTACTTCCCGATGGGGTAGTCGTTCGGGTTGTCGATCACGTAGGTCGGGAAGTCCACCGCATCGACGGTCACCGGCGCCAGCACCAGGCCATAGCTGATGCCGCGGTTCATCGTCGCCTGCGCGCGCGCCTGGAGCCGGTTGATGCCGTCCTGGTTGTAGTAGAGCGGGTTGATGGGGTTGTTCGACCCGTTGATGATCTCGTTGCTCAGGTCGAGGTCGATGTTGATCTGGACCCAATCGACCGAATACCAGTAGGTCGCATCCCGGCCATCCTTCGTGGTGCCCCACATCAGGACGGTGTTGGTGATGCCCCCCTCCGCGCCCGTGCCAATCCAGTTCATGTTCGCCGCCTTGAGGGTGGTGAACAGCGCGCCATTGCCGCGCAGGGGATAGGGCGTGACGCTGTAGAGGTAGCGGAACGCGAACGGCGCGACCTTGTTGGTGGTCGAGGGGTTGTTGTGCAGCCAGGCATAGAACGGGGCGGCCAGGCTGAATTCGTCGTCGGGGATCACCGGCGCCTCGATCAGCCCGAACAGGCTCTTCGTGTTGGCCGAGTAATTCGTGTAGTTGCCCTGGAAAAGCGTCGTGAAGAAGTAGGTCTTCGCGCCGGTGTTCTCGAATTGCTCCAGGAACGCCGGGAAGCTGGCGTCCCACCCAAAGGTGCGCGGCACCAGGTAGGCATAGAAGATCTGCGGGTCGTTTTCTTCGATGAAGGTTTCCAGCGCGTCGATCGCGTCGCCGGTCTGCACGTTGCCGAGCTCCAGCACGTAGACGCTCACCTGGGTGCCCTGGGCGAAGAATGTGTTGACCATCGACGCCAGCACCGAGACGCCGATCGGCGCCCACGTGCCCTGCACCGTCACCGCGCCCGGATCCGACACCAGGGGGAAGGTGAAGGTGCTGGCGCCGGTGATGGTGCAGATCCGGTCGTAGCCGTTGTAGGCCGCGGGCGTGACGCCGGCGATGGTCAGGTTCACGACGTCGCTGGTGGTCATTCCATGCGGCGCGGTGGTGGTCACGGTCACCGTGCCGCCCGACCAGGACATGGACGAGATGGCGGCCGGCGCGCGGGCGATCGCGGTCAGGTCGGCGGCGGTGGTCAGCAGCGTGGTGGTGCCGGGGTCGGTGGTGGTGCCGCCCTGGCTCACCAGCGCGCCAGTGCGCTGCAGGGTGCTCGGGGCCGGCGCAATCGTCTGGGTGACGTTGACCGTGACGATGTTGTTGGCCATGGGCGGAAGCCTCCTGGGTGGAAACGGCAGCCGGGGCGGGCCGGCCGAAGCCGGCCGCGCGCTAGGCGGCGGTGGTCACCTCGACGGTCGAGAAGATGTCGTCCTTCGTGCCGGCGATCGCGATGACGCCGGTGTAGGTCACACCCGCCCCGAACAGCTGCACCGTCGACAGCTGGCTCTTGGCCGGCAGCACCATGGCCTTGGCCGCGCTGGCGCTGGCCACCGCGCCGAAGAACACCTGCATGTCGGCCGCGGTGTCGTTGTTGGCGATGACGGCGGCCGTGCGCGCCGGGTTGGCAGCCAGCGCGGTCTGGAAAGTGGCGTCGGCGGTGATGGTGCCGGTGGCAGTGGTGAGGGTGTGCTCGGAAGCGGGCGCTGCTTCCATGGTCACCTGCAGGTTGCCGTTGGCGTCGACCTTCAGGGGCTTGGCCACGCCATTGTTGACGGCGGGATACACCTGGTTGGGGTTCTGGGGCATGGTCCGCTCCTGGGGGTTGGGTGACTCAGGTATTCGCCGATACCACGACCGGCGCTTCGATGCACTCTGCTTCCGCAATATCCTTGACAAGCGTCGGGATCACTGCGTGCACCACGCGCCAGCCGCGGAAGCCATCGACCAGCTTCTTCAGGTTCTGCCAGTCCGCATCCTCCAGCAGGAAGAACTCGGCGCCGGCGGCGTCGGCAGCCTCGATCGGCGCCAGGATCCGCAGCAGCCGGTTGATCTCCGACAGCGGCAGCCCGCGCTCGGCCGCCGCCGCGTTGATCACCCCGATCAGGTTGGCGGCGTAGGAGAACGGCACGTCGTCCGTGTCCTCGCGCTGGCCTGGCAGCCGGATCATGGGGGTCTTCAGGGGGATGCGTCGCATGGCGTCCTCGATCGGTGTGGGGCTGTCAGCCGGCGGCTTCGACGCCAGCCACCCACGCGTTCCAGCGCAGGGTGCGGCCGGCCACGCCCGTGACCGAGACGTTGAGCGCGCCGAGCGTCGTGTCTGCTGTCACCGCCACGCTGGCCGCGGCCAATTCCGCGTCGCCATAGGTGCTGGTGATGCCAGCGGGGGTCGGCAGCACGGTGTCGAGCTCGGTCGCGCCGCGGCGGATCACGCCCTGCACCAGCCACTCCTTCGCGTAGAGCCCGTTCTGCTCGGCCACCACCAGGATGTCGAAGCGCATGGCGCCGTTCTCTGCCACCGGCACGACGTTGCCGGGATCCGCGCTGCCGCCAGTCGATGTCAGCCGCACGGGCGTGGCGCCGTCCGTCGTGGTGCCGCGCAGCGCGGTGCCGATGAGCAGCTGCGCGTCGCCCCTGGTGGCCCTGCGACCGTTGGCCCACACCAGCGCGCCGTCGCGCCCGCGATCGGTCGCGTATTCGCCGAGCACCATGGAGAAGTCGCCGTCGACCACGCTGTTCGCGCCGATCGCCACCCCGCTATCGCCGCCCACTCCCTGATCGCGTCCGAGCGCCACGGAATCGATGCCGAGCGCCGAGACGCTGTTGCCCATGGCGACGGCATAGTCCCCCGACGCATTCGAATTGTAGCCGGCCGCCACGGTGTAGTCGCCGGAAGCGGTGTTGCGCGAGCCGCCGAGGATGACGGCGCCCTCGCCGCTTGCCACCTGGGCGGCGTTGCCGCGGCTGGTCTGCCAGTCCACGGCATATGCCCCCCGGCTGTTGCCGCCCGCCACACCGCCCGTGGGCACCTGCGCGGTCAGCGCCCCGGTGCCCTTCGGCGACAGCGCCAGCCCGACGTTGGCATCGGCACCGAACGCTTCCAGCTGCACCGGCACCCCGGTCGCGCTCGGCTTGACGCCCATGCCGTTGACGGCGCTGGCCACTGTGCTCACCGAGAAGCCCACGGTGTCGTTGGGCTGGATGAACAGGATCGCGCCGTCCTGCGCCTGGATCGACGACTTGAAGTCGGCATCGCTGATGGTCGATGTCACGAAGAAGGTTCGCTCGCCGTTGCCGTCGCCCTCGGCATACCAGGCTGCCAGGTGCCCCTTGGCCATCAGGATCGCATCGCCGAATCCGGTGTCGCCGTCCGCTCCGGTCAGCGCGCCTTTCTCGAACACGATGCCGGCGTTGAAGGTGGAGCCGTTCGGCACGATCGCCAGCGCGGAGATGGCGGGATCCACGTCCAAGCCCTGGCCGCCGCCCGAGCCCAGCCGCAGCGCCTGCGCGGAGCCGGTCTGCAACTCGCGGTAGGGCGTGGGCCATGCATTGGCCAGCCCCGACATGTTGATCGCCTCGAGCTCTGCCGCGAAGGCATCCGAGACGGTGCCGGGATAGACCCGCGCCTCGCCGTAGAAGCCATATGCCGCGAAGTAGTCGGCAGGGAAGGTGCCGGGGTTGTTGGCCATGGCAAACGCGGCCACGCCGATGGTGGTCTGCGTCGTGCCGGCGGCCACTGGATCCAGGTCCAGGGTCTGCGAGCCGGTGGTGAGCGCGATGGTGCCGAAGCTGCTGGTGATCGCCGCGGTGGCGTTGAACACCGGCCAGTTGACCAGGTCGGTCAACCAGTCGGTGTCGATGTTCGGCTTGGCCGCGTCGTTCGCTGCCGCGCCGCCGACCAGCAGGCGATCGTTCACCCGCATCACCACGGCGCCGTCGTCGGACCAGAAGAAGCCGGTCGGCGGCGACGTGAAATCGCCTCTCATGTCGACCTGCGCGAACGCCCCGTAGGCCGGCGCGGTGCCGCCGATCGCCACCCCGTCGATCGCGCCGCCGGTGATGGCCACCGCTGCAGGATCCTGCGTGGCCATGCCGCGCGCGCCCAGGTTTGCCAGTGCGGCCGGCTTGTTCGGCACGTCGGCCAGGTTCGAGGCTCGCGCCAGGCGCTGCCCCACGGCGGCCAGGACGTCCTGCGCGGTGGCCAACTGATTCGGCGCGATCGTCATTTCCAGACCGTCCCATCGTTCCAGCGGAATTCGTTCCATCGACCATAGCGCGGGCCGATATCGCCGCCTTCCACCGTATAGGTCACGAATGCCGACAGGATCAGCTGCCGCGCAAGATCGCGGGCGGTCGCCTGCAGGTAGTTCACCTCGTACTCGATGGTCTTCTTCTGCGCCAGGACGCCCAGTTCTACCTGGCCCTGGTGCTCGTCGCGCGGGACCGGGCTGTTCGTGATTCCCATGCGCGCGCTGTTGCGGAACTGCCACTGCACGTAGTCGCAGAGATCCAGCACCTCCGCGTTGCGCAGGCCATAGGTGGTCAGCCGCACCTTCTCCCGCACCAACTGGCTATGGCTGAGCGTGCGGTTGAGGATTGGAGCGCTGCTGATCGCCTGCGTCGATTCGGGGAAAACATGCACGACCACGAACGGCGGCGGCAGGTTCTGCGGCACCAGGAAGGACGGGAAGATCGCCCACGGCAGGCCGCCCAACCCGATCACCGGGATGTAGGGGTTCGCCAGGTCCAGCCACAGCGGCAGCGAGTTGCTGACCACCTGCGCCGGGCTGAATGCGTTCAGATCGTCGATGATCTGCGTCTCCTGCGTGGAGAAGATCGCGTTGCCCTCGTAGTGATGGATCTTCGCCTGCTCGTAGTATTGGCCGCGCTGCGCGAAGCTGAAACGAACATCCTGCCACTCGCCGATATACATCACGGTGGGGCTGATATCGTTGAAGTCCTCGATCTCGACTTCGGAGGTGAACAGCACTCGGTTGAGGCCGGCCGCATCGGCTTCGTTCTGGTTGGCGACGCTCATGTAGTGCAGCGAGCCATTGGCCACCACGGTCGGCGCAGAGTAGATCTGCTGCGGCACCTGGTTCATCGTCACCTGGTTGAACCGGTGCGCGTTGAGCAGCGCCGAGGGGCTGGCCAGGTCGGCGCGGATCCAGAACACCGAGCCGTCGATCGGCAGAGCCAGGCGGATGTACTTCGTGAAGGTGATGGTCTGGTTTTCGGAGAGCACGCGCTCCCCGGCTTGCAGCGCAGCGGCAAGCTGGTGGCGGCCCCGGGCGGATTCGGTGGCCGACATGGCTCAGTCCACCCAGGCCATGAACGAGGCCTGGTAGAGCCCCGTGTCGCGGAAGGACGGCCGGCGCTTGCCGCGGCGCTTCTTCAGCCGGCTGTTCACGCCCATCAGCGCCGCGCGCGTCGGCACGCCCGGGATCCCGAGCGTCTCCATGGTCCGGTTGCTGATGAACTGCTTGAACCGCTTCTGGATCTCGCTGGTGGCCTCGAGGAACGGGTTGGCCGCCACGGGCGCGCCCATCAGGACGTTCTCCATGGCGTCCTGGACCGATTCTTCCAGCGCCGCCTTCACCCCGCCATCCACCTCGTAGAAGACCTCCATGATGTGGTAGCGGTCCTCCAGCCAGCGCGCGACCTGCGCCGTGGTCACCTGGCGGGTCTTCGGCGCGGGCGGGGGCGGCGCCTTCTTGCCGCGCCGCGCCGGCTGCGCAGCGCGCCGGCCGCCGTCGTAGCTGGTGTATGGCTGCTCGATCACGCCCAGGTGCAGGGTGACCGTCACGTCAGCCCCCACAGCGAGCCATAGGACTGCGCCCACGCCAGGTATTGCCGGCCGTAGGGGGTCTTCAGGTTTTGCAGGTTGGCCAGCGTGAAGTCCTTCATCTGCTCGGGGTTGAGCAGGCTGGTGCTGGTGCCGTTGTCGCTGGACGACGTCACCACCCCAGGCGCGAAGGCGAAGATGGCGAAGCTGGCGCGCAGGTCGGTCCAATAGGTCGAGGGCGGGACGTCCTGGCACCAGTTGACCAGGAAGTCGCCGCCCAGGTTGTAGACCGACAGGACGTAGATCGGCGGCACGGCCGCCAGCGCCGGGTTCACCGTGGCCAGTGCCAGGTCGTAAGCGAAGGGGATGAAGATGCTGTCGTCGGGCAAGGCTTCGACGGGCACGCCCATGAAGTCGCGCACCCACTGCAGGAAGCCTGCCTGCGTGGGGGTCGTGCCCGACACGCCGGCGGCTTAGGCGGCTGCGCGGCGGCGCCGCGTGGTGGGAGGCGGCGGCGGCGCGCCAGCCTGGCCGGCCGTGGGCACGCGAATGCCCTCGTTGACCGCCGGAGCCCCGCCATCCTTCACTTCCTCCTGGATGGTCATTTCCAGGGAGGTCAGCCCTGCCGCGGGGTGCGCCTGCTGCACCTGCTGCGCCACCGCCACCGCGGCGTGCTGGCGCAGGACGCGGCCTCGCTCCTCCAGCACTTCCTGGTTGCTGGCCAGCGCGCGTCGGATCTTCTCCACCGGAATCGGGCGATCGACCGAATAGCAGACGCCGATGAAGTCCTTCGTGCGATCGATCTCGCCCACCGGCACCAGGCCGTACCGGCGGTGCTGCTGCTCGAGGTATTCGATGTCCTCGGGCTGCCATTCGCCGGGCAGCTGCACCTGCTGGCCGACGTCGATCGCCATGCGATGCGGGGCGCGGCCACCGATGGAGCGCCACACGAAGTCCTGGACCTGGCGCGTGGTGTTGGCGACGTAGACCTTCATGGGCTGCCTTTCTGTGGCCGCAGGCGCGGCGGTGGGCGGGGAACGCGGGAGGGTGGGGCATTCGCCCCAGGACGCGGCCAGAAGCGCCACGCGGCGCCCCTGGCCCGCCCGGCGCGGCTCAGGAGTAGGGCATGCTCATGATGGTGACCGCTTCGGGACGCACGCCCCAGCCGCTGGTCACCCGCAGCTCCGACAGCACGTCGACCGCGCCGCCCGGCAGGGGGGTCGGGATCTCGCGCGGCGCCGCCATGTCGCAATACATCAGGGTGCAGGCCTCGATGCCGGGTTCCAGCTTGGCGAAGACGTTCGTGTTCACGCCGCGGATGGTCGGCTTCTTGACCTTGGGCATGGTGAGGATCACCGCGTCGGAGCCGCCGGCGCCCTTCCCGATGAGCGTGTCGTCGTAGGTCCAGGTGATCGTGTCGCCGTTCCAGTCGGCCACTTCCTTCACCATGCCGGCGGTGGTCTGGCTGCCGGCGCCGATGCGCTGGAACTGGGTCAGCTGCACGATGTTCTGGTACTCCATCACGCCCAGGGTGCGCTGCGGCCCGCAGATGGTGAATTCCTGGCCGAGGCCCAGCTGCATGGTGCGGGTCTTCAGCGCGCTCAGCTGGGACAGCAGCCACACGCCGAGTTCACCGTTGTCGTAGGTCAGCACGGTGGTGTTGCCGTTGCTGTCGGCAGGCAGGGTGGTGGCGGTGGCGCCGGCGGTGTTCAGCAGGCCCTCGCCGTTGGCGGGGTTGAAGCCGTCGAGCAGCGCGGAGCGCATCAGCTGGAAGTGGCCCTGCTGCATGCCGAGGCGCTGGGCGCTCTCGATCGGCACGCCCCACCGGGACATGGCCGCGGTGTCGTGGTGGTCGTACTCGCCGCGCACGCGCAGGAGGTAGGTCGGCGTGCTGATCATCGACATGACGGTGGAGATCGACGGCAGCGAGTTGTAGGCACTCTGGCCCGCGGCCATCTGCGTCCTCAATTGGATCGCCTTCATGTACACGAACAGATCGCCCTCGCCGAGGCGCGCAAGGGGCTGGCCCTCGGCCACCAGGTCGAAAGCGCCGCTGGCCTGGGCGTAGGGCAGCAGCAGCCCGGGCTCGATGTAGGACGGGTTCACCGTCACGAATGCGGGGGCGATGTTGGCCACTGTCGGGGATCTCCTACTCGCCGGCGGCGTGGCCGGGCTGCGGGGGAAGCGCGCTACCGGGCGGCGGGTGCCGCCCGGAGCACCGGGATCAGATCAGGATGACGGCGCAGGTGCCGGCCGTATTCCAGGTGGCGAAGCCGGTGGCGGTGTCGTACTCGACCACCAGGCTGTTGCCGACCTGAAGGTTCAGCACCCGCACGTTCAGCGCGCCGCCGCCCGCGTCCAGCTGGCCCTGCACCGTATCGGCGCCGGGATCCGGGGAAAGCGCGTAGACGATGGTCGAGCCGGTGGTGCCGGCCAGCGCGGTGAACGTGCCGTTGTAGGCGGTCGGCACGAAGCCGCTGATGGTGAACACCGAGCCGACCGACAGCCCGTGCGCGCTGGTGGTGGTCAGGGTGACCTGGCCGCCGCCGGTGCTGGCCCACACCGCGTTGGTGATGACGTTGGCATTGTAGGCCGCCACGTAGGGGATCAGGCGCTGCTGCGCGAAGTCCCACGACACCTGAGCGTTGATGATGCCGCCTTCCAGCGATGCCAGAACCGGATCGGCCGCGACCGCGATGCGCGCGCCCGAGCCCAGGCGGTAGAGGTTCATCGTGGCGCCGGCGCCGACCAGCGGCACGGGCGACTGCGGCGTGTTGATGGCCGAGTGGTTCTGGTCGAACACGGAGAAGCCGGTCAGCGCCACGGAGCCGGTCAGCAGGGTCGCGCGCTTGATGGCGCCGCCGAAGGTGCCAGCCGGCACCAGGGGCGATGCCGGCACGTTCTCGCTGATGCCGACGCCGCCCCACATCGGGAGCGCTTCGGTCGTGGCCAGCACGCCGCCCGCCAGAGCGTTGCGCGTGGAGGGGTCGGCGAACGCCGTGCCCTGGATCAGGCCCTGCCACGTGGTGCCGAACAGGCCGGCCGCGTTGCTGGTGACGATCGGGTTGAGGGTGATCGACATGGATTAGCGGCTCCCGTTGCTGATGCCGGTCACCCGGCGGCGCGATGCGCCGAACTGGTCCATCCACGCTCGCGGCTCGCCCACGAACGAGGTGATCCGGCGGCCGGTGCTGTCGATCGACACCACCTCGCGCAGCGTGCCTTCCGGCACGTCCACCGGGTTGCGAGCCGCCTGCGCCGCGTCGGCGTAGATGGCCGCGGTGGCGATCTCCAGCGCCGGGGGCGGCAGGGTGCCGAGGTCGATGCCCTTCCACGCCGGGCTGTGCTTCTGCAGCCCCGCCGCCAGGCGACGGCGGTAGGCCTGCAGCGTCTCGCCCTGCACCGGCCGGCTGGCGGTGGCGCCGTGGGCGGCATAGACGCTGTCGGCACGCACCTGCTCGTCGGCCAGCGCGCGCGCCTCGTCCTCGGGAATCGGGGCGGCGGCGCGCTTGATGCTGTCGAGTTCCTCGCGCAGCGCCTTTACCGCGCTGTCGGCGCGCATCGCGGCTTCCCGCGCCTCCTTCAGCCCGGCTTCCTCCTGCGCGGCAGCGTCGGCCTTCGCCTTCTGCATCGACTTCCAGCCGGCGCAGGCGCTGTCGTAGCGCACGCGATCGGCGGCCGTCTCGCGCGGCATGCTGGCGATCTCCGGGGGGAATTCCTCGCCCGCGTCGCCACCGGCCGCGGCATCGGCCATCGGCGGGGTCGGGTCCGGGTCGCCCCCGCCGCCGCCCTGCGGGTCGAGCGCGTCGAGCCGACTGGCCATGCCGTCGAGCCGCGCCAGCAGCTGGTCCAGCTTGCCGCCGACGTCGGCGTCGTGCTGATCCGCCTTCGCGGTCGGGTCGGCGTTCGGGGCGGGGGTCTGGTCGGGCATGTCGGGCACCGGTTGCTCTCCGTCAGTTGCAGTGGTGGCGACTCCGGTCGGCGTACCGCCTTTGTCCCATACGCCTTGCTCGCAGATCGCGAGGTGGTCGAGAAGACTCGGATTGCCCTCGATCAGGAGGGTTTCACCGTCCTCGGTCTGCTGGGTGGTGTTCTGGCTCGGGTCGCGGAACACCACGGCAGGCGAGGTCGACAGCCGATGCGCCTCGATCATCTTGATCGTCGACTCATCGTATATCTTCGCAATGCCCCATACTTCATTTTGCTTGACATATGGAAGCATGATCGTCCCGACGACGCGGTCGGCGAATTCCTGGGAGTCGAGCACGCGCCCCTTCGGGTGCTCCACGATCACCGGCAACCCATTGCAACGAGCCAGAAAATGCTCGTTCAGGTAGAGCTCGGGGTCGCGCCAGACGTGCTCCTTCAAGCCTTCCCGGTATGCCATGCCGGTGCCGGTGATTCGCATGGCGACCAGCGCGATGTTCTCGAACCGCTGCGGGCTGGTCAGATGACCGTCCCGAATCGCCTGCGCGACGCCGAGCTCGTCCATGTCGATGCGCGCGAGCACCACGGCCGCGCCGGGATGCAGGGGCTCGGGAGCGTCACAGGGGAATACCCACTCGGCTGCGTCGTGCTCCCCGTTCAGCGTGGTGGCGAACGGCTCGCGCACCGGCACCAGGTATGTGGTCCAGTCCACGCCATTCGCCTGGCGCCGCGACCAGAAGCGAAGCGCGTCCGCATCTCCGACGACGGCCGGGTCTATGCCGATTTCCTCGTGCGCTTCGCGGATGGCAGCCTCGGCCGGGGTTTCGCCCTGCTCCACCTTGCCGCCGGGGATGGCCCATTCGCCCGCGTGATCCCCCTCCGCGCTGCGGCGAACCAGCAGCACGCGGCCATCCTTGGCCATGAAAAGGATGCCGGCGGCAACGATCACGGCTTGATCCTGATTGCGACGCCCTTCTTTCGGGCGTTGCAACGGGCGCGTCAATCCTTCTCTGCGTCCTCGCCGGCGCCGTCGTCG